CATCGCCATGCAGGCACTGCTCGACGTCGCCGTCGACAAGCAGGCGCCGGCGGCGGCGCGGGCCGGCGCCTCGCGGACAATGCTGGAGGCGATCGGCGTGATCGGCCGCAACCAGGACCTGGCAAAATTGGACGAGCGCCGATCGCTGGCGGAGATGTCGCCGACCGAAATCAATGACGAGATCAGTCGGCTGTCGCGTAAACTGCCGCGGCCGAAGATAACCAAGATCAACCTCGAATAAGGAGCCTGCGCACATGGCCGACGCGCCGCTGCCCGTCCTGGGCGAACCTGACTGGCATTTCGACAAGCGCGACGGTGTTACCACCGAGATGCTACACGCCAGGCGCATCCACAAGCACCGCGAGGCGCTGCGCCTCGACCCCGGCATCTCACCGGAGGCGATCGCCAATCTGCAGCGCGCCCACGACAACATCGCCGCCCTCAACATCACGCTGGCCGAGATTCGCGACATTATCCGCGATATGGCCGTCGTCGCGCGGCCAAAGCCGGTCAAGAAGCCGAAGAAACAGCGGTCTTAAGTACCCTAAACCTAAAATAACCGAAAAATTTTTGGAGCGTAAAAGCATGACCAGTGAGCAGGAAAAACTGATGGAAGACGCCGTCGAGCAGGCGGTCGAGCAGGCCGTCGAGGAGACGGTCAAGCCGTTTCCGCCACGCCATCACACGGCGACGCTGACGACGCAGTGGGAGACGCTGGCGCGCTATGACGCCGAGCTGCGCAACCGCGTCAGGCGCGAGCGCCTGGAGATCGTTGCCGAGTTCGAGCGGCTGGCGACCGAAGCCAAGGGCGATTTCGACCGCCGCGTCGATGATGCCCTGGCGCAACTGGAGGCGCAGCGGACCACCGCCTTGCGGGTGCTGCGCGACCAGATGGAGGCCAGGCTGCGCGAGCATGACCTGTTGAGCCAGAGGATGGGCTGATGACAACGCCCGAAATTACCGCCGTCTGGTTGAAACGCCTTGGTGACAGAGTGCTGGTCGAGGCCGAGATAGGCGGGCGCTGGGTGCCGCTGATCGAAGAACATTTCGACGGGGCGTTCAGTCACATCATTGAAACAGGGGGCATTCGCAAGCGACTGTCCGACAGCTTACTCAGGCAGAGGGTGGAGTGATGACCCGCGCCAGCCGCGCCAAGATCATCGAGCGACTCGCCACCATCGGCGTCACCGACCGCCTGCGCGAGCCGATCATGCAGTTGATGCGCAAGTTGCTGCGCGACATCGGCGTGCGCCAGCACGACGACAAGCAGCGCCACTTCATGCTGCTGGTATTCACGGCGGACGCCCGCGACGCCGAAGGCGTCAGCGTCACCAGTGACGTCTATACGTCGCTGGATCCAGCTGTCGGGATGGAGTTCGCGCAAGACTGGATCGACCAGGCAAAGGCGGCGCGTAAGGAAGCCGGGCTGTGAGCGCCGAGATCCTGCCGCTGGTCTGCGACCGCACGGTCTGCCTGACCTGCTCCTTCTACAGTCGCGACGGCTACTGCTGGGAGCAGGGCCGCCTTGTACCACCCAACTACGTCTGCCCGCTGTGGGAGCGCGCCCGGCTGCCGGTCAGGCTGTGGGTGGCGAGCCGGAACGACGATGCCGACTGACCCTGTTAGCCGTATTGACGACGCCGTAGCGGCTGGCCCAGCTGGTCGACGTTGAGCGCCGCCGCCTGGCCGATGTCGCCGACCTTGAACAGGTTAGCCAGGCCGGTTGGTGCTGCCGTTGTCATCTCCGGCATGTCGGTCTGAATCAGTTGCGACCTTTCGAAATTCGGAACCCCTAGCGACGGACTGTTCGGCGCGTTCGACAGGCCGGTGGACTGCTTCTCGCTGACCACGCTGGCCAGCGTCTTGGCCAGGCTTGAGAACGGCGTGCCGAAGTCGCGGTCCTTGCCGAGTAGATCGCCGATGGCGTCCGCGGTGGTATCCGCCGCCGCCGCCGGAGGGGCGGCCACTGGTGGCGTGTAGAGCTGCGGCGCATCCTTGGCCGCCTCGTTACCGCCGCCGCCGCCGGCCGCCTCGACCGGGCCGCTGACGCGCGCCGTCGGCGCCGCGCCAAAGCCCTCGCCATTGGCCGCCAGGTTCTCGCCCAGCGTCTTGTTGGGGTCGACCTTCAGGCCGGTCGCCTGCATCTTGGCGACGGTGCTTTCGTCCCATCGTTTGAGCGGAATCTTCGAAGCGATGGCGGCCTGCTGCGCGTAGCTCGCCTGCATCGGGTTCGGCGCGTATTGCTGGCCGCCGAAGTCGTTCCAGGTGCCGGTGGTGATCTGGAAAAAGCCCTGCGCCTGGCCGGACGAGGTGCCCTGCGTGGTGTTGGCAATGTTGCGGCCGCCGCTCTCGTTCGCCAGTAGTGCCTGCAACAGACCCATTATCCCCTCCGTCGCAATGGTTTGGCCTGCGCCGCCACCCGCTCGCTCCCGCCCCGCGCCGCCATGCCGACCGGCTTGACGGTGAACAGGTCGGCGAGCTGGCTTGTCGCCGCGGCCGGAATCTGTGGGACGGGTAGCGAGGTTCCCACAGTTGGTACTGGTATGGCGCTGGCGACCTCGATCGTCGGCAACGGTGCGCTGCGCGGCGACCCCGACAGCAGGCTTTCGCGCGTCGCAATGGTCGACGGCTGGTTGACGGACGCGCTCAGCGATTCATACGGGTTGAAGGCGGGGTGCGGCGGGGGTGTTGGCCCGTCCGCCGGCCCCACCGCCGCCGCCATCGTGCCGCCGAGCGAACCGCCGCCGCCGTCGCCGCGGTACTGTATGTGCCACGGCTCGTGGCTCATGGGGAAGTACAGGCCGTACTTCTCGGCATTGCCGCGGACATAGGCCTTGGTGACGTCGCTGACCGAAGGGCCGCCGCTCAGCCCGAATCCGTAGAGGTCGGCGGCATTACCCGATTCATGCTTGGAGTGGCCTGGCCTTGCGACGCTGTGGCCAGTCCTGTCGGAGTTGGCGAACAGCTTTTCCTGCACGGCGCGCGAACGATAGCCGGAGTTCAGACCCAGCTCGCGCTGCACCTCTGGCGGGGCGTTGGTGTATAGCGCCGCCAGCGCCTGGCTGAAACCGGGGTTGAAGTTGAGGGCGTCCGGCCGGGTGGCACCGCCGTAGAGTCTGTAGGGCAGCGCCGCCATCACGTCTCCATGTCGCGCCAGTTATTGCGCGGTGCTGGGTTGAGGCGGTGGAAGCGCGGCGCCTTGCGCGCCTTCGGGTCGTACCAGTCGGGGTCACCCTCGCCGGGTGCCAGCGGCGGCAGATCTGGGGGGTTCAGGTTGGCGCCCGGCGGCACCCAGGCGGGCGGCACATAGTTTGGCCCGGCCAGGAACTCGCGCTTGCGATTGGCTTCCCACTCGCTGCCGTACTGCGCCGGACCACCCATTGGGTTGTTGCCGCCGAGTAGCCCCGCCAGCAGCGGCAGCGCCTGGTTGCTCTGGCGGACTGCGCGCTTGCGTGGGTCGGCCTGCGCGTCGAGCGCGGCGGCGAGGATGTTTCCGAGATCCGACATCTGTCTATCCTTCTACCCGATCGATGCGCGGCCCGCTCTCCTCGCGCCGGCGTGCCAGCTCTTCCTCGACCAGGCCGGCGGCGACGGCGCCGGTAGCGGCGAAGGCGGCAAGCCGGCTTGGGTTCAATCCGCGCAATTGCTGCCGCATCTTCTCGCGGCCAGCCGATAGCGGCACGTCCGCACCTTCGGCGAACGGCACCGGCTGCACCGGCTGCAGCTTGCCGGCTTCGTCTTTACCGTAGTTCAGATAGCCGGCGTCGGCATGCGCGGCGAGTGCCTCTTTCTGCTGCTCATGCGACATGCGCTGCAAGTCGATAAGGCCCGGCTGCATCACTTCATGCGGCTCGAACCGCTGCCGCTGCGGATCCCACAGATACCACTGATCGCTGAACAGGCCTGTCGAGCCTGGCCTTGCCGCCTGCTTGCTGACGTCCTGGAGGCCGCGCTTGTAGCCTGGCGACATCGCCGTCGCATGCAGCGGCTCCTTCACATAGTCGGCATTCTCCGGCTTCAGATGCTCTGGCACTGACAGGCTGACGTCGCCGGCGCGCGTTCGCATCTTCGGCTCGGCCGGGTTGTTGACGGTCTTGAACATCTCCTCGTTGAAGTACTCGGTGCCGCCAGGCGTCTTGGCCAGGTCGTCGATCGAGGTGATCGTCGCGCGCTTTGCCTTGTTCTTCGGGTCCTTGTTGAAGGCCTCGGCGCCCTTGTTCCATTTCTTGATGGTGTCGGCGTTCCATTTCGCGGCGGCCTCCGGCGTCTCGAAAACGTTGTCGCGGATGATCGCCAGCATGTGCCGATCGATCGCCGATACGCCTGCTTTGGCGGGATCCTGCCAGACCGCCGAGAAGGCGCCGGTCTTCGCCTTGAGGCCAGGCACCTGGGTAATGATACGATCGACGAAGTTTGCCCAGTTTTCTTCGTGGCTCTTACCGCCTTCGCCGGCGCCCTTGAATCGGAAGAAGTCAGGCTTCTCGCGCATCATCTGCGCCATGTCGGAGATGCGCGTCCAGTCGCCGGATCCACCAACGCCCATGCCGCCGCGCGATCCGGCACCGACGCCGGTCTTGTCCATGATCTCCAGCGATTTGGCCTGGCGATCGTCCGAAGAGTATGGCGAGCCGCTCGTACCCGGCGCCGGCGCCTTCTGCGTGCCGAGATAGTTCGACGACTTGTCGTAATCCATGCCCGATACCTCGGCCAGGCGCTTGAGATCCTCCGGACCTTTGACATGGGCCGCGGCGACGGCGAACTCGTTCGGCGTCAGCGGATTGTTCGGGCTGGTCATGCCGAGCAGGAACTGATTCGCAATGTTTTCGTCGCGCCATCCTTCCGGCGGCTCGCCCTTGCCGGCGACCGTGCGGTTGTGGATTGCCGTGCGCGTTGCTTCATCCAGCGTCGCCGGGTTGATACCTTGGGATTTCATATAAAGGTCGTCCCAATAGGTGAACGGCGTTTTGTCTTCCAGGCCGCCTGGGATGTAGAACTGTCGGCCTTCGGTGTTGCTGAACGGCTTGAGCGAGGCGTACCAGGCATCCTCGTCGGCGGGTCCGATGTTGTGGGCGCCCATCGCCTCACCATAGCGACCCCATTGGCCTGGCGTGAACTGGCTCGGCGGCACGCCTTCGAACATCAGGTCTGGCCGATCGAGATCGCCCCAGGTGCCGTCGACATTGGGCTTGTTGCTGCCGAACCGTGCCGGATTCGGCTCCGGTAATTTCGCAACCGCGTCAGCGAAAACGTCGCCAAGTTCGGCAGGCTGCACGTTGGAATTGGCCGCCGCCGCGGCGACCCTCGGCTCGGTGCGCGCGGCAGTGCGCTCGGCGCCGGTGACGGCGCCCGACAGGATTTCCGGCAGCTCTTTCGCCGCCTTTTCGACGGCGTTCTTCGCCCCCTTCTTGGCGGCGCCACCGCCCGGTATGGCGCCGATCGCCGCCATCGCCAGCGCGTCGGGATCTCCGGACGTCACCGCGTCGGCGACGTCGATCGCCGAGCCGGCGCCGGTCCAGTCCAGCCCCGACATGATGTCCTTTGCGCGCTGAAAACCAGAGAACGAATTGGTCGAGCCGGGCAGCACACTGGCGATCGCGCCGGTGATGTTGTCGCGCCAGGTCGGCTCATATGTCGACAGGCCCGGCCTGTTCGGCACCGGCGGCAGCAGCGGCGGCTTCGTCGATACGCCGGGGCCGCCGAAGGCAGCGCCAAGGATCTCGCTCAGGCTGGGCATGCCTCTCCCCTATTCAAGTTGGGCGGCTTTCTCCCGTCGATAACGCCGCCCCCGATTGCAGCCGCCACGCCGGGGGCCACATCGGTTATCATCGTACCGGTACCGGCGGCTCGAACCTGCGGTTGGCGGCGCCGACGCCACCGGGACCGAAGCGCAGGAGGTCGCCATAGACGTTGCGCGCTAGCTCGGCGGCCGGGTCGCCCATCAGGCCGCGGCCCGCCATGCCCAGCAGTCTTGTCGCCAGCGGCAGCACGCCCGCGGTCGCGCCGCCGGTGACGGCGCCGGCCATCATATTGCCGAGCGGCGCGCCGGATCCGGACGGCCTCGCCGGGCTGCCGAGCGGTAGCGGATTCTTTGACAGCAAGGCCGCGTCGTCGAGATTGGCGCGCAGCTGCGTGCCGATCGGCGCGCGCAGGCGCTTGGCCTGTTCCGGCAGGCCAGCCCACCAGGCGCGGATGTCCGGCGAGATGGTGTCCTGCGTCGGCCCGCGCGTGCGCAGGTCGTATTGGCGGCCGAGCATCCTCTGGAATTCCGCCGGGTTGGCATCCTGCAGCATCTGCAGGCGCGCCGGCGCCTGGTCGCCGGCGGCGGTGAAGAAGTAGTCATAGGCGCCCTTCGGCCCCAAATCGCCCTGCCTCACCCTCGGGTCGAGCGTCTCCTCGATGTTGTAAGTCTCGGCCGTCTGCGCCTGGTGGCGCCGCCATTCGGCCTCGGTCATGCCGCCGCGCTGTGCCGCGTCGCGTCGCGTCTGCTCGATCGAGTCGCGCACCGGCGCGGTGTCGCGGCTCTCCAGCCGGCCGCCATGCTGGACCACCTGCTTCAACTCGGAATTGATCCTGCGTGCCATCGTCTCGTTGATGCCGAGGTTCGATTCGATCTCGGCATCGATCGAGTCGAGGCGTTGCTGCGCCTCGGCCGCCGACGCCGACGGCGCCCGGTCGGCTTCGCGCTGCGCCAGTTCGCGCGCCACCTGCAGGCGCTGGTGCCGGGCGGCATCGCGCGGCGTCAGATTGGCGCGCATGCGGTCCAGCTCGCCCTGCCACTGCGCGCGCTCCTCGACTGTGAAGCGCGGGTCGGTGGCGTGCTCCTGCAGCGTCTCGATGATGGCGGTCGGGTCGTGGATGGCGTCGGGTCCGCCGGCGCGGGTTTCCATCTCGGTCTGCAGAATCTCGCGCTGCTGGATGGCGTTGTCGGTCGCCTGGCTGGCGAGGCCCTGCGCGGTCTGGCCGATCTCGCCGACGGTGGCGTTGGACAGCGGCTGGCTGGTGGCGTCGGGCGCCACGCCGGCAATGCCCTTGGCGTTGCGATCGAGCAGCCGCTTCATGGCCTCGGCCTGCGCCTGGATGACGCGCGGCGGCACGTAGGTTCCCTGGGCGCTTTCGTTGCCGAGCAGTGGCAGGCTGATCGGCACGCGCTGCCGGGTCGCCGCCGCCGATCGCGCCGCGGAGCCGCTGCGCTGGTCGTGGTCGCCATAGTTGCTGCGCACGCGGGCGCCGCGGCCGCCCTTGACCATGCCGGGGCCGAAGCCGCCGGCGAAGCCCAGTGTCTTTTCCCATCGGCGCGGCTGGTCCTCGTCCGGAAACACCTTGTCGACCTGCTCGCCGATCTTTTCGCCGATCAGCGAGGCGGTGGCGCTGGCGGCACCGCCGATGCCACCGATGATGGCGCCGGCACCCATGCCGGGCAAGCCGCCGGGCGTGCCTGCGATGGTGCCGCCGACGACGCCGGGCGTGATGGCGCCGCCATACAGCTCGCCGGTTTCGCGCCAGCCCTCCCAGCCAGGCTCGACCGGAACGGCATCCTCTATCTGCTGCGGGTAGCCGAACCACGGGTCCATCGTGTAGGGGTCGCCGCCCTGGCTATCGAACTGGTCCTTGAGGTCGGTCGCGGTGTTGACCGTGCCGGGAATGATATCTGCGCTGCCGGCGCCACCCTGGACGAAGCCGGTGCCGAGTTCTTTAAGTCCGGTGCCGCCGAAATCGTAGAACTTTTCGTACCAGGGACGGTTGGCGGCGGCCACGCGGGCGTCGGCCTCCTGGCGCAGGCGTTCCTCCGCCGTCATGGTTGTCTGCGGCGCTTCGCTGTCTGCGGAGGCCGCTGGCGCGGTTTCGGTTGCGTCGGCATCTCTCTGCTCGGCCTCAAGCCGGAGCTGCTGCTCGCGCGTCATGGCGTGCCTCCTGCAGGCCTACCGGCGCGCTCGTCGAGGATCTCCTGCTGCTCCGCCGCTGTCAGCCTATCCCACTTCGCCTGCGTCCAGCCTGAAGGCGGCGCACCAGGAACGACGACTGGCTGCGGGTTGGCCAGGCGGTCGAGATCCTCCTGCGAGACGACGTCGAGCGGGTTCCACTTGTTGCGCTTGGCGCGCTCGACATAGTCGCGCGCGGTCTTGTCGAACACGTCGCGATAGCCGCCGATGCGCGCTTGGGCGAGAGCCATCAGTTTTAGCCGCGTCGGCTTGTCCAGCGCAGCGCCGCCATTGACGGCGTTGATGCGGCCGAGAATCTCCGGCGACAGGCCGGCAGAGCGCGCGATATTGACCGCGTCAGTTTCGCGGACGACGGACCCAGGGTCGAGGATGGTGGCGATACCATAAACGAAGTCAAGGTCGCTGACGTGATCTGTGCGATCGAGCGAGGTTTCCAGCGACTTGTACAGCGGCTCGACCGTAGACAACATCTCGCGCGCCTTGGTGACTTCCCCGCGCATGCCCTTGATGTCGCTCTGCTTGGTCTCGCCGCCCTCGCCGCCGAGGTCAGTGGGCAGGTGTCTGGCGTCCTGGCCGAGCAAGATCATCGCCTTTTCGAGGTCCTTCGGGTCGTCGGAATAGGTCAGACCGAGCTGGCCCGCCAGTTTCTGCATCTGGCCGGCCGGGTCGTTGGAGCGCATGGCGACGATCGCCAATTTCTGGATCTCGGATTTCGACATGACCTTCCGCACCCCCTCGGGGGACTGCGTGGTGATCGTGTCGTCGCCATTGTCGACCGCCGGGCCGGTCGGAAATGGCCGCGGCTGTCGCGTCGCCGGCGTGGCGACTGTCGGCACTGTCGCCGCCGCTGCGGCGCTGTAGTCGTCGATCGGCACCGGCGCCGTGTCGGGGTCGTTGAACCAGCTCGACACTTCGGGCGTGTTGACCACCTGCGACGGGTCGGCGATGCGCGCGGCGGAGAGGTCCAGCCCCGGCGCCAACTGGTCGTATGTCTGCGGCAATGGCCCGCCATTGAGTTCAACCGGCACCGGCGGCTCGCCCACCGCCGGCCAGGTCGGCGGTTGCAGCTCGGCCGGCAACAGATGCGCTATGGTTGGGTCCTGGCCGGGGTCGACCGACAGTGTCGTCGGCGACGGCTGCGCGTAGGCGAAGGCTTCCTCCGCCTGCTGCTCCGGCGTCTTGACGAGGCCGAGGCCGGGTTCGACCACCACCGGCGCCTCGATCGGGACCCGCGGCCGGGCGCGGCCCATGTTGTCATAGATGTAGTCGGTGGCGGCGCCGGCGGCGGTGGTCTGCTCGTCGAACGCCTGCCGGTCGCGCGCCGCCTTCTCGGCCTCCAACGCGATCAATCCCTGGGTACGCTGGCGGTCGAGCTGGGCGCCCATCAAATAGGCTTCGGTCTTGGCCCTGTTGGCGGCGGCGTCGGGGTCGGGGGCGATGGCATTCATGAGGATCTTGGAGATATCGAGGCCGGTGCTCGAATCTTTGTACTTGACGCCGATCGTGCCCATGACTGCATTCCTCTCAATAGATCGGGCGCGGGGTCGGTAGCGGTGCCACGCCCGGCAGCGTCACGTTACGCAGTCCGTTCCATGCGCTGCTCGTCGCGCCGCTGACGACGCCGGGCTTTATCGCGTTGCCGAAGATGCTGCCGAGTCCGCCGCCCGCCGCCTGGGCGCCGAGGCCCTGCATGCCGGCGCCGAGGAAGGACTGCGCGATATCGGCAATCGGATTGGAGTAGGATACCTGCACCGGCTGGACGTCGTGCTCGGTCGAGTAGGCGGCCATTGACCCGCGGCGGTAATTGTTGGCGACGTCGATCGCCGAGCCGGCGCGCGACTGATTGATCGGATTAACGGTGCCGAGGCCTTCCCGGCTGCCGCCATAGGAGTTGATCGTCGCCAGCGCCTTGAGCCGCTGCTTGGCGGACGCCGTGGCGTCGTTGAGCCGGCGCGCCATATCGGTCTGGAACACCTCGCCGCCGCCGCTCTGGCCTGTCAGCGCGGCGTCGGCGACCGATGTCGGCACTGCCGGGTCGGCGCTGGCCTGGATGTCGCCTTCGCCTCCGTAGAGCTTGCCGAGCCTCGCCTCTTCCGCGCTTTGCAGGTTCTGTTGGTTCTCGGCGCCGATGTCGGCCAGTCCCTTCTGCTGTGCGGCGGATGCCTCCTGGCGGAATGATTCCTGGCGCTGCTTTTCGGCGGCGCGCGCCTTGTCCTGGTACGCCTTCCAGCTGTTGAACTCGGATTCCTGCTTCTTCTGCGCGCCGGCGCGGCCGATCGTATTAGCGGCGGTGCCGGCGGCACCGATGGCAAGCGAGGCGATGGTCAGCGGGTCGCACATGTCACGCCCTCACGATGGTTGAGCCGGGGGTGTTATACCTGCGGCCCATAGCGTCATAGCCGGCGCTAGAGCGGGCGTTCTGGTAGCCGGTGGCGGCGTTGGCGCCGCCGACCAGGGCGATTTTGAACATCTCACCGAGCGGCGACGTGTCGGGCTTCTCCAGTGACAGGTCGTGAACCGCGGCGAGCGCCTGGTTGACCACGGCATTGGGGTCTTCGACCGTCTGCACCTGGCTTTCGGCGTTGGCGCGCTCCTTGTTGACGCGACTGCGCAGGTCGCCGGCGGCGGTGTCGGCCTTGGCATAGACGTCGCCGGTATTGACTTCGTTCTGCTTGACCAGATCAGCCAGCGCCACGTTGCCGGCGGACGAGCGACCAGTGCCGGCGCGGGCCAGCCGGTAGGTCAGCTCGTCGCGGGCGTCGCCATATTGGTCGGTCACCTGCGGCATGTAGTAGTCGACGATGCCGCCGCCGTACTTGTCGTAGAACTCTTTGCCGAAGCCGCCCTCGATGGCGCCGGTCGGCGTCTCCGTGACGACGTCCTGTGTAGACCCCACGGCGTAATACTTGCCGTCCGGCCCGAGCACCTTCTTGACGCCGGGCGTACCCTTGATGAACTTGGCCGCCGTGCCGCCGCTCTTGGTGCGGTCGCCGCTGCCGCCGGTGTAGCCCGGCTTGGCGGCTATCTTCTTGTCCGGCGTGCCGCCGACGGTCTTGTAGCTGTAGCCGGTCGGCAGCGTGCCGGATAGCTTGGTGCTGGTCGTCGTGCTGGTCGTCGCCGGCTTGCCTTCGAAGGCGGCCTTGATGTTGGCCATGCCCTGCTGGATGCGGATCTTGCGCTGTTCTTCCTTCTTGCGCGCCTCCGCCGCCTCTTTCTTCTGCTGGCTGATCAGCTCGTCATTGCCCGAACTTTTGCCGCCCATCGACGTAGTCCTTTCGATCTATAGCGCGCGGCCCATGACGGTGCCGATCGGCTTGAACCCGTATTTTGCGAGCATGTTTTCCAGGCCGCGCGATGCCGCCGTCTCGGAGGTGATCGGCGCATGGAAGGCGCAGGCGCCATCGTGTATGGCGGCGTCAACGCCGAGGCCGCAGAGGATCGACGCCACCGCCGAGCGCCGGTGCTTTTTCGCGACGAAGAACTTGTCCAGCACGGCCACCGGCTTTTCCGAAAAGTTGTGATCGAGGCCATAGGAAAAGAACCCGACCACCTCGCCGTCGCATTCGGCCAGCAGGAAGGTTTCGGCGCCGTAGGTGATGACCTTGTCCAGCCACACGTCATAGCGCGCTGGATCCGGCACGATGCCGCGGTCCTTGTAGTGGACCTCGCCCCAATGCTCCGGCCACAATGCGGCTATCGCCGGCACGTCTTCCGGCGTAGCGGCGCGGAACGTGTAGCGGTCGACAGTGTCGGTAACGATGCGGCGGCGTATGTCAGTGTAGGACATATGGCTCATAATCGCGCTGGTAGAGCAGCAGCGGGGTGCCAATATCCCCAGGCGTGGCTTGGGCTTTGAACCCCAAACGTGACAGCCATAGACGCGAGCCGTGATTGTCCTGGTGGACCTGGCAGGTGGCTCGGTTGACCCCGATTGCACGTAAGGACGGGATCATTTCTTCGCGTAGGTAGCGCGTGACAGCCTTGATTGCGCGTGTGCCTTGCCGGGTCTTATAGCCCCAGACGCGGGCGCCGACAACGCCGGTCGGGTGAGCACCGAAGGCGAAGATCGGCAACATCGCGTGGTCGAGCGCCACCTTGTGAATCAGTGAGCGCTCGGCGTCCGCGGCCAGCGCCGTATAGTCGTCGGCGTCGCGGGTGCAGGACATCTCCATGCGATCGACCGGCGACATCCAGGCCGCCACATAGGCGAGGTCCTGGAAGGTGGCGGTGGCGATGGTGATCACTGTTCATCATCCGCCGTTTTGTAGTGGATGGCGATATTCGACAGCGTCGCCGGGTCGCTGTTGTGGCAGTGGAAGTGCAGCGAGATGTGGCTGCCGTAGCCCTGCAATTCGGCGCGGCCGTGGTTCCACGTCGAGGCGGAAAAGGTGCCGACGACTTCGGTGACCTCCGGCTGGTTGAAATCATAGCTGACGTGGACGTGCCATTCGCCGGTGATCGACATGTCGAGCGCCTCGAATGTTTTGTTGTGGCCCGGCTTCTTGCCGTTGAGATACGGCAGCCAGACGTCGACCTCGCAGTGGTCATAGGATGCCCCGTCAGGGCCGCCGTAGATGATCAGGTCATCGCCACTGCGGAAGAACAGGCGGCCGCCGCAGGCGACGGCGTGCTCGATGGTGAACGTCTCCATGTCGTCGCCCTGCGTCGTCTCGTATTTCGACCAGGCGGTGATGTCGGGGCCGGGGAAATACGACAGCACGTAGACCTCTTCCGGGAACACCATCCAGAACCGGCCGACATAGGGTTCCAGCATGGCGACCGCCTTGTCGGCGTATTCCTGCCCGCGGTCCTGGCGGACGGAAGACATCAGCCGATCGATCGGCGAACCAATGTCGGACACGCTGGCGGAGTTGGACGAATCCTTAGCCTTCATCGAGCGGATGCCGGACCTGTCGAGGTAGAGAACGTCGCCGGATCCATACTGTGATGTCGATCGCGGCGCCGTGGTGCCGGCGCCGCGCAGCAGCTGCACGTAGGCGTTCTGCAAAGGATCCGGGTCGACCGCCCATAGCTGGATGGCCTCCGACGAGAGGATCGCCAGCTTGTCGTAATAGACTTCAATCGAGGTGAGCTTTTCCGAATCGGAATCTTGCAGCGACAGATTGATGAAGCCGGCGCCGGTGGCCGGCTTCGGGTTGACCTTGACGCCGGTGGTCTGCGCCGCGGTAGCGGCGGCGGTATTGACGTCGCCGAGCGTGAAGGTATTGGCGACCGCGTCGACGGCGGTGACCTGGTGCGGTCCATTGGCGGCGGCGTGGGTGGTGTCGGCACCGGAAATCACCACGACCCTGTCGACGGCAAACTTGCCCATGTCGGCGGGCGACACCGTGCAGACGGCGGGAAAACTATTCGACAGGCTGGTGACGGTAACCAGGTCGGCGCTGGTCGGCAGGTCCCACAGCAGCGGGTCGTTGATAGCCGAGAAATACAGATACTTGCCGCCGATCGAATAGACCTTCGACTGATAGGTGCGGATGTAGTAGCCCTTGCCGGACCCCTGGGTGCGGACGGCATCGTAATAATGCGGGTTCTTGTCCGCATCGGTGGCGCCCGACGGTTGCGCGCAGACGACGTATAGCTTGCCGTCGAAACTATCATAGTCGATCTGGGTGAGGTCGGTCGCGGCGTTCGGCAGTTTCTGTATCTTCATCGCTATATTGGCGATGCCGTATGCCGCCAGGTCCGGCGGCGGCACGTCGACGTTGCGGCTGAAGGCGTATAGCGTCGCCTCGGTCGACGCCAAACCAAACGTGCCGGCGAGAAGATTGTCGCCCACCTTGACGAAGGCGCGGCGCTTTTCGATCTCGCCGCCGGGCGAGATGGCTGCGTTGGTTAGCCTGGTAAGCGTGCCGCCGGGCGCCGTCAGCGGCGACTTGCGGACGTCCAGCCCCGCGGCGAAGTTGTCAACGACCTCGTATGTCATCGATCACCTGGGGTGGAAGGATGAGTATGCGCCATTGCCCGGCGACATCGAGCCGAGCGTCGACACCTTGTTCTTGGCGGTCACCTGGTTGCCGAGCAATTTGGTCAGGTGCCGCTGCGCCTTCTGCATTTTGTTCGCCGCATCTTCCGCCTTGGCGCGGGCCAGCAATTCGGACGCGGCAAATAGGATGATGCAGGTCGCGTCGAGTGTGCTGCGATCGGTGCTGTTGATCAGCGGCTCCAGTTCGCGATTACCCTTGAAGCGCAGCCAGCCGCCGCTCTGTGGCGTCGGCCAAACCCGAAACTTGTAATTGCTGCCGCCGATATCGCGGCCGCTCGCCTCCCAGCACGCCACCGGGTCTCCGTCAGAGCTGTTGGCGCCGCCGACGGATATTTTATCCTCGCCAATGCCATAGTTGACGGGCGCCCAGCTGGTGCTCGCGGTCTGCGCCGACCATGCTTCGCGGATGGCGTCGAAGCTCATATTGGGGGTGAATTCATAGGTGTAGATCCCCGGCGTCAGCGGCACGTCCTCGCGGGCGGTCAGCTCCGGCCATATGAACGCCGTCCACATCTCCTCCTGCGTGCGCTTGAGCAGGTATTTCAACGTCGTCTCGGCATTGACACCCTGCGCCACGGCGAGGCTGTGGCCGGCCTCGGCGCGCAGACTGGCGACCATTTCCTGTAGCGTCTGGGTGCGTGCCATCGATTTTTAAGCCTCTGCTGCGGCAGGCTCAAACCGGCCGGTGCGCGCATTCTTCACCGACTTGACGGCCGGCGGCGCCACGCCTTCGGTGATCTCGGCTTCCTGGCTGATCGGGTTCTTCCACTCCAGGCCCTGCGCCAATGTGGCTTGCGGCGCCTCCATATCGGTCGGCCCGCTGCGCGGGAATACCTCCGATACCTTGTCCTCGCCATACTTCATCACCAGGCGCTCGCGCTCGGCGCGGGGGTGCTGGTCGACGCGGACGAACGGCTCGACGCGGTCGATGGCGTCGGCGCCGTGGATGAACTGAATCATCTGCACCTCAGGCCAGGAGATCGGCGCGTACTGGTCTGCGTAGTAGATCTGTTGCGGGTCGCCGCCGATGGAGATCATTGCCCTGCAGAAATGCATTAGTCGCTCCCATGAAAATGGGGTGACAAAATCCGTACGGAAAATGTCACCCCGCTTAGCTAGACGATGTCGATGACCAGGCTGGAATTGAACTGCTTGCCGATGAGCTGGCAGGTCGAGGTGATCGAGCGGTACATCAGGAACTGATTGTGCGGGCGGGCGGGCGTGTGCTTGTGCATCCACTCGTCCTCCATCACCATCAGCATGATTTTCTTGGTGTCGATCCAGTAGCCGCGCTTCGACAGTCCCATCTGGTCGAGCGTCGGGTCGTAGATCACTTCGGCACCGGCAAAATACATGTCACCCATTGCGCCATCCTGCGACTTCGTGAAGCCGGTCATCGAGTACGTGCCGTTAGCGCGCATCTCTTTTTCCATAGCCCCCAAGAAATCACTGCCGACCAAGAATAGGTCAGGCTTGCCGCCGTACTTGCTCAGCTGACGCAGTTCGCTCTGCAACACGGCCAGAAGCGCGCCGCCGTCAGCGACGTTGCTGGTGACCGCGCCGCCGCCGTGAACGCCGAGCGCCGGCGTGCCGGTTACCTTGGCGCCAAAGGCCGCAGTGCGGGCGCGGTTGCGCCACCACTCATTGCCAACCACGGCCCGGTCAAGGCCGCCGACAACGCCGACCGACGGGTCGTCGGCAACCAGCAGCTTGAGGCCGGCGATCGCCTTCGGATCGGCGACACCGTCGCCATAGAGCAGCGCGTTGAAGTCGCGCGCGTATTTCTCACCCAAATCGAACAACTTGTCTTCCAACAAGCCGACCAGGATGGTCATTTCACGCCGCGAATGCTCGGAAGTGCGCTCGCCATTCGAACCGGGATCGACGACACTGATGCCGTCGATCTTCAGCTCGGTGTGGGTCAGCTCAAGACCGAGATGCATTTCACGCCAAGGATAATTGGCGCGCTTAATGTTAGCCGGCGTATAAAATACGACCGTGTCATTATGCGTGTAGCCTTTGAGCGTATCGTTGACGCCGCCGTTGCCAAAAGCACCGGAAACCGCGATCGAAATATTGCCCTTGCCGCCCGGAAAGTACTTCTTCCGCGCGACCATCTTGTCCATCATCGGACGCTTGATGAGCGTCTGCCGCCACTGCTCGCCCTGGTCTAAGTAATAGTCGAGCGAAGCATTGGCGATGTTGGTGATCTCGCCTGCTGTGAATGCCATTTAGGCTCCCCTTTCTAGGGATGCCCGGCGCCGTTCCTTGCCCTCGCCAGCCCCTGCAGGGCGGCCTCCATGATGGATTTTGGCTCAGCGGTAACCGGAGATGTTGTACCGTTACCGTTCGGTGTTCTGGACGTCGGCACGGGTGCCGGACGCTGCCTGCGCATTGTGGCGTTGACCTCTTCGTAGGCCGCCCTGGTGATCGACAGGGCGTCCTCTACGGTCTGGATCGTGCCACCACGCTCAAGCAGCATAGCTTGTGCCGTCCTGCGAACGGAGGCTGCTTTTGCCTTGTAGTCGGGATCGCTGGCGGCAAGCCGCTGCTCGAAGGCGGTGACCGATCGCGCGACGTTGTTCTGCGTGCTGTGGAGCTGTTGCGTAGCGATCTGCTGCTGCGCGACCGTGAACTCCTGGCGCCCGCGTTGTTCGTCCATGCGCGTCCGCGCAAACTCCCGCGCCGTCTGCTCGGACATATGGCCGGCCTGCACACGATCGCGGAGGTCCTTCGGCAAGGCGATGCCCAAATATTCCTGGGCTGTCCTGACGTAGGGGGATACGGCCGAGTAAAACGATGCGTAGTCACCTTGTCGCAACATCGCGGCGAGCTGCATTACTTGCGCCACGTCGTCGCCGGTGAGATCGTTTACTCGCGCGAACTCCTGCATCTGCTGGCCGATTTCGGCCGCCGGCCGCAGCTCTTCGAGCTGCTGCACGGTATCGCGGAGTTCGTGCCTATCCTTCAAAAGTTTGCGGATCTTCTTGCGGAGCAGTGGGTTACCGGAATCTTCCGGCGGCTCCGCATCGTCATCGTCTTCGGGCTGGGCTTCCGCCGTCCCGTCTTCAGGCGTGTCTGCTGGCGCTTCGGGGTGCGCCTTTTCCTCGGATGCGAGAACGTCCTTCTGATTGTCGGCTGGGACAACTTTTAGGACGGCATCAAGCATGGACTCCTTGGAGGTGCCCGATTGCCCCGCAGGCGGCTCGGCCGTCGGGGTAGATGGTGCCGGAGCTTCGGTCGCCGGTGCCGGCGTCGACGGAGCTTCGGAAACGGTGCTGATGCTTTCGGATTCGTCTGCCATCAGGGTCTCACTGCATCATGCCTGGCGGCGGCCCGGCGGGCGCCGATGGCGTTGGGCTGTCTGGCTGGGGCGTTGGCGCCGCCGGCGCGTTACTCGCGCCCATAGGCCCCTGCGCGGCCGGGTTAGCCTGACCCGGCATGCCTGGAAGCTTGCCGCCGTTCATTGCGGTGATACTCGGTAGGCCCTCTGCGACGGCTTCGTCAACATCGACCTTGTCGTCCATCCTCTTGAGGGCTTCTTTTGCCAGGAATTGAGGCTTGATGCCGGGTATCTGCATCAGCACCGGCGCCAGACGCTCGAAATTCTGCAGCTCCTGCGCCTGGTTGGGTCGGCCGGAGCTGCCCGCCTCGATCTCTAGATAGACCTCTTTCGCCACGTCCGCCTTGGTCAATACCGGCCACATGGCGCCTGGCCCGACGATCTCTTTGACCATTTCCTCGGACATGTTGAGCAACAGAATCTGTCCGGCGGCGCGGGCGATCGCCGACAAAGTGTCATCAATGTCATCGATCGACGACCCCATTGCCGAAGCCTTGGAAGACTCCGCGATCGACGTTTCGGTGGCGGTGGCGCCGGAGGTGCCGCCGAGATTGGCCTCCTGCTGACCGACGGCGCGCATCAGGTCTTCGAAAATAGGGTTCACTTCGTAGAGGTTAGGATCGACCGGCACGCCTTTGATCGCCTGCAACACCGCGTTGATGTCCTGGCCCGGCTGCAGGCCTGAGATGCCGATAACCGCGTTGACCGGGTGCGTCTGCAGGGCGGCGATATCGTCTTCCGACAGCGTGCCGTCGGCATACGCCATCTTCGGCCTGTTCGCGAACCTGTGCTCACGCAAACCCTGGCGCGAGCGGTTCATCTCGCGCTGCATCGGCCTTACCAGGGCGACGTCACTCGGCGGGTAGACCTTGCCGTCGATCTCGTTGAGGGCCGTTAGGAACCACGGCCAGAAACGGTCGGTGTATACGTCGGGAACGCTTGGTTCTTTAAGGAAATCGGGGTAGCCATCGCAGAGCACGTACACAAGGCCGTCACGCTTGTTGTACAGCTCCCATACCAGGCAATTATCGCTGTCGCCGTCGTCGATGTGCGGGGCATCGGACTTGCTGCTGTCCGACCACGTGGTGCGAGCGCGCTCGTAGTCGGTGCCGGTGTCAGTCCTGCTGTAGGTGGTGTGGTTCTTGCCGACGTCAACCTGGTAGGTTTCCTTGATCTCGTTGACGGTGAGAAGGTATTCCTCCGCCACCCAATCGCAGCCAAGGAAGTCGCGCAGCTGAATGCAGCGCGGATCCGGAATGATGGCGCTAGGCTTCGGCCAGGTAAAGTGCAGGCCCTCCCTTAAAACGATGTCGCCCTCTTCCTTTATCGCCTGCACGGCGAGGCGCATCTGTTCGGCGCTGGCGCTGTCGATGGTCGTCTCATCATCGGCGATGTCGGCGGAGATTCTCTCGATCAGGTCGAGCTGCGCCTGCATGTCGGCAATGCGTGAATCGCGATCGGGCGACGCTCCCATGATCCGCTGAAAGCCGAGACGGGTCCAGCCGACGCCTGACGTGCAGGCGCGGCGAACCGTCATTTTCATCATGCTCTTGAAGTTTTGTTGCTGTTCGCTGATCTCGTAGTTGTAGAGAATCTCCAAAGTTTTGCCGATCTTGTTGAGCTGATCGAGCTGCTGTTTGACCATCTGCGCGTCGTTTATGACCGCCTGCGCCTGCATCAGCTCTTCCGGCGCCGGCATCTGCGGTGGCGGCGGCGGCATGCCTGGAAGAGCACCAGCCGGGCCAGGGGGTGCCGGGGGCGGTTGTTCTGGCCCGGCTGGGCCGCCAGGCGCCGGTGAGGGTCCACCTGGAACCGGGGAGGGCGGTATCCCTGGTGACACACCGGGCATGCCCGTAGGCATGCCCATCAACGCGGCGTTGGCCTGCTGCATTGTCTGCTCGGCTTTCGCCAGCGTGTCCAGCGACCCGTCCCAAACGGTGGCGAGCAGGCGTGTGCGCTTGCGCGCGACCACCCGCGGGTTCTTTGCGTACAACGCCGCCGTGCGTTTCTGGATGTGATTGAGGGTGATATTCGCGACGTAGAGGTCGTCGTCATAGGTGTCGTTGTAGGCGGATTTCTTCGGGTCTTCTGGCCACTGCCTGCCTGCGGCGAAGCGTTGGTCGTCCTCCATCTGCTTGAAGGTCTTGTCCCAATGGTTTTTAGCGTACTTGACCATATCCGCGAAGGCGGTGACTAGGCGCTTGCGACGCTCATCTGGCTCCGGCGGGTCGCGACGCATCATCTGCTGACCGTCGGGCGTAAGCCGCGTATATTCGTCGCCGTCTCCGGTCGGCGGGTTCGGCCCCATCGGCGGGGCGTCCGTAGTCCCTAATGCTCCAAGCGCGTCGACCAGGGGTGAACCGGAGACCGATGGAACAATGGGCGGCAATGCCATTTACCAACCCCCTCGAACGGACCGCCGCTGACGGTCCTCTTCAGCTTTCGCCTGCGCCTTTACCCAGCCCAGGGTTCCTGGCCGGGTTATTTTGGTGGGCGATTTTTTGCGCTCTTTCGGAACCTGGTAGGTAAGTCCCAGGCCGATATAGCTTATTGCGTCGACCAAGTCATCCCGCGCGCCGTGCGGGAACTGCAACAGCTCGCGCTGGGCGTTCATCCACCAGGTTGCGTGTCGCGGCCAGAATACTTTGCCCATCGCGATTCTTGCCATGATGCTCTGCGCGCGAGCCTGTTTGTCGGTCATCGGCGTGATTTCGAAAACGGCGCAGAAAATGCCGCGCTCCAGCATACGTTTGCGGAGAAAAGGTCCAATGCTCTTGGTGATGTGGCCGCGCTCCGCCCACCAGTGCAGTGGCTTGTATTGCGCCATCAGGTCGATCATCCGCTCGACGATCTGGTCGGTAGGGTAGCGGCCCCAGACGCAGTCCGGCATCACCCAGACGTTGTCATCCTCATCGACGCCGACGACAATCAGGCAGGTTTTGTCACGCTCCTGGCGCGACGAAACTGCGTGGTCGGAGGCCGCGTAAAAACGCAGTCGGTCGATCGGCGGCAACTCGGCGCGATTGTAGGTGATGAGCTTGTCGGCGGGGAAGAAATTCCCCTTATCCGGCGTCGGACTGCCCTGGTAGAGCGACTGGAAGCCGCGCGGGTCAGCCGCCTGCAGCTCAGCCAGATAACTTGCCGGAAAACGCGACGGCCACAGCGCCTCACCCTCCTTGCGGCCAAGCGGGTCCTTTTCGCCGGCAATGGCTGGAAGGTCGAGGATCTTCCATTTCGGCCCCTCTATGGGGGAGTAGCTCGGGTTCTGCGGGTCGGTTAACCTGCCAATCAGATCGTCTTCCGACCAGCGCGTGGTGATAATGACGATCCAGCCGATGTGAGACATCAACCGGGTCTTGGCAACTTGGTTGAACCAGGTCCAAAGCTTTTCACGTGTGACAACGGAATCGGCCTCGGTGCGGTCCTTGAGCGGGTCGTCGATCAGCAGGCCGTGGGCGCCGCGGCCGGTAATGCTCGATCCGCGGCCGACGAAGAACACCTTGCCGCCCTCTTCGGTCTCGATGCGATCGACCGACGCCGTCTTGACGTTGAGGGCGGGAAACACCTGGCGGTAGAGATTATCCTCCAGGAAGCCGTTAACCTCGCGGCCAAAGTCCCAGCTGAGCTTGTCGGCATACGTCGCCAGAATCAGTGAGCGATCGGCGTGGCGGCCGAGATACCAGGCCGGAAACAGCCGGCTGGATAGCTGCGACTTACCGTGGCGCGGCGGCACGGTAATGATCAATCTCTTGATCTTACCCTTTTCCACATCCTCCAGCGCCGCGGCGATCACCCGGTGGTGACGGGCGATCTCGTAGAGTGAGCGGCTGACATTATCCGGCTCATCCGGATCCGGCATCATGAACTGCGCGAAATCGAGCAGATCGTCATGCGCCAGCGCCGCCTTTTGACGGCGCTGCAATGCCTGGAGATAGCGTTTTTCGTGGGCGGTTAGACGCGCCATTATCGCTTTTTGGACTTCTCCTTAGCCTCTTCCCGGCTGTCGGCCGTCGCCTCTTCCCGCGCCTTGGCGCTGGACCTGGCGTCTGCCGTACCCTCATTGCGGCTCGCGTCTGCGCCTGGATCCCAGGGCGTTTGCGGGTCGGCGACGATGCGGTCGGCATTATAGTTTGGCAGCGGCTCCATATCTTCGGGTGAGGCCGGCGCCTTGACGTCCGTCTCCAGGCCGAGATTACGGCCGCCTTCAAGCGCCTCGTTGGCGGCGAGCGCGTGCTTCATCTCAGATTCAGTCGGGCGGGGGTCCTGGATGCCCAAACGCTTGCGCTCTTCCTTCGCCGCCTCGCTGTTGAAGCCCCAGGTGTCGTCGCGACGCAGCAACGCCGCCTGCGTCTCCAGCGCCATCGCCAGATTTTCTTGGTTGTAGTTGACGCCGTCCTTGCGGTAGCCGTCGATGACCTCGCGGATCGCCAGCTCAAAATCTTTCCTTTTGTCTATGTCGGCCATGCTTGCCTCCTCTGTGGTTGGGCTGTTCTGCACGTCTCTCAGTGTGATCATGCTGTAAGTCTCGGCATGCCGGTATCGATCCCGAACAGCCCTGCGACAATGCCGATGATCAGCAGGATGGCGATGCCGATGATCACCACCCGCGCCACCCGGTCGATCGGCGAGGGTGGGGCCAGCTCACGAACGGCCCACATCGCCAGCGCCGCCACGGCGCAGATGATGATGACCCAGACCAGTGCAGACAACATGTCAGCCTCCTGTGTAGACCAGCCACCCCATGTACACCAACGCGGCGATGGCCAACAGCGTCAGCATGATTTCCCACGCCCTAGGCAGACGGTTCACTAAACCTGAACCTGTCCGTCTCCTGGGAGGCCTCCAGCGCCGCCAGGAATGTGTCGTGGTAGGCGGCGATCAGCTCGTCGTCGTCGTGGCCGTTAATAATGGTCCTGGCGTCAATCGGATTGTCTTCCGTCTCATTGAAGAACTGCCCGAGCTTAGCCCCGGTAAAAAACCCCTCGGCCATGCCCCTAAACATCACACGGGCAGAAATCAGACTATCGAGGGCGACCTCCGGGTGCTCGACAAGATCACGATCATCAATCAGTCCGAGCAGCGAACTCATTTTCCGATAGTTTTCTTCGTGAGTCAGCTGAACGAATCCGCGGCCTATGTAAGGCCAATAGTACTTTCCCTCTAGGTATTCGGTACTACCGTACTCCGTCGTCGGCCACATTCGGGTGGCGCACTCATGGTAGACAGTCGCAAGTATGTAGGCCAACCAGCGGATGTCCTCCATCGGAGTGCCGGTCGCCTCATACTCCCAAAGCCCGAGAATCACATTCTGACCATCGACCTGTTGCTGGCTAAGAGCGCCGGCGAAAAGCGTGTCACGGACCTCGTTGAAGTACACGTTTCGGTCGAACCTCATGGCTTTGCCTCGATCAGCTTACGTACCTCGTCGCAGGTCTCGGTCGTCGACAGGTAGCGGCCGCTGGGGAAGAAGATGACGCAGAAGACGCCCTTGATCAGCAGCCTCTTGGGGTCGTCGTCGGGACGCCCCGCCCGCAGTTCCGCGATGGCCGCAGTGTTGACCTGCACCTCGCGGCCATCGAGCATATGCACCGTGATCATTTGCACGGCGACCAGCAGGTGCTCCATCAATCATCGTGCTTCATTTTTTGCCTTTGGCCTTGGTCTTGTCGGCGGCGACGAACTCTTTCGCTACACCGGGCTTGATGCCCGCCTTTTTGGCGAAGCCGGGATTATGGGCTGCCGCCTTCATGAACTTTGCCTGCTTCTTCGATTTCGATGGCATCAGCTTCTTCCTCTCCGCGCTACCGGCTCCGTGAACGTGAAATCAAGCGGTTCCGACGCCAGACTGCCGTTCCTGACGTAAACCGGCACGGTAACCGCACCCCAGGGGAGCGACGGTTTGACGCCGGTGGTCACCTCGGTGTCCGAAACCAGTGTCGTCGGCTCGTCCTGGTCGGCGAAGTAGATCACCGATTCTGCGGTGAAGCCGGTGCCGATGCACGACATGACGATGTCAGGGTCACCAAGAACGGCAGTATCGGGCGACAGCGACGTGAGCGTCGGCGCCGGCGGCGGGGCCGGTCCACCTTCGTAGGTTGTCCATGTCTCGTCCTTGGCCACCATATCGGCCTGGAGCGCCACGACCTTGCTTGCCCGGTCACGGTGCAAGACGTTGCGGAACGGATCGATTGCGGCGCCCAGGGCGTCGTAGAGCGCCTGCTCGGTTGCGTCGGCCCCTGCTACAGTTTTGTTATCAACCACGGTGTTATCTCCTCGTTGTTAAATTTTACGGCGCCGTCCACGCGACAGTTGGAATAAACTTGGCCGGAGCGTTCAGGTACGCGGGCGCCACCGAGCCATAGACGCGACCGCCGAGGGTGAATACGTCGGTACAGGTGCCGCCATAGAAGGCGACGAGGTATGGAGTGCCGCCTGGATAGTTCCAACCACGTGCGCCATCGCAGACAATCGAGATGCGTCCATAGTTGAACCCGGTCAGGGTGATGCCGATGGCACTATGCCCTGCGCAGGATCCGGTCAGCCGGCCGATGTGGATGTCGTAGCAGCTGCCGCCGAACGTGGCGGTGCCATCGACGTCGCTATCCTTATCGAAGGAGATGAAGCCGGCGTTAAAATTGTCACCCCCAAGCTCACCGATATAGACGTTAAACGAGTCGTTGATGATCAGCCCGGTCTGGCCCGACACGGCGTCGCCCTCGATAAAGCAGTAAGCCCTGTCGATGGTCAGGCCACGTGCGTGGGTGATGCGGAGAAACTCTTCGTTGCCCTGATTAGCCGGGTCACCGATGTCGATGCCGATGACTGCATCGACGTGGCCGCGATAGCATTTCTCGGTGACGCCGGCGGATGTCAGCAGCGACGGGTTGACCTTGAAGGCACAACCGCCGGTGCGAATGGCGGTGACGGTGCCGACCGACCAGTCCTTGGTGACAAAATTGATATTGCTTGAGCCGCCACAACGGAAGGCGTGTTCGCCGGCGTCCTCGATCCAGCAGTCGCCCATCGACCAGTTGGCACAGCCGGTGATCAGGACGCCGTTGTTGCCCGGCAGCTTGCCTCCGTTCGGCGAGCGGACGCGTGCCCTCATGCCATCGACGCGGAAGGATGCGTATGTGCCGGCGAAGGCGCGCCGGTAAGACTCGCACTCGAAGAAGCCGATCCAGATGCCGTCGATCTGAGCCGTCGTGCTGGTGCTGAAAAACGATAGCGCATTGTCCTGCCGGTAGGTACGGACGTAGCCGATGCGAACATCGCTACCGGTAATGAGAACGCTCTCGTTAAAGTACCACTGGCTGTCCGACACCACCTCCAACCGCTCGCCGACGACGCGGTCCTTGATGATCACCGCGTTAGTCACCGGCTGCACGGCCTGGGTCCCGCCCGGCGACGACAAATAGAGGCTATCGAAGCGCGTATCGGCGTTGAGCGTGATCATCGCGCCGCTCGTCAGTGCCCCGGCATAGCGCAGCTTGGCGCCTTCGGCTTTGATCACCAGGCCGGCCGGCAGGTTGAGCTGCGTAAATTTGTAGGTCTTGCCGGGACTGAGCCACAGCACCTTCTTGTCGGCGATCGCCACGTTGGCCGCCGACAGGATGGCGGCCGTGTCGTCAGCGCTACCGTTGCCGGCGCCGCCATACTGTTCCGGCATGACGGCGCCCATCTGGTCCCTGACGAACGCCGAGGTGGCGATCGAGGTGTCGTTGTCGCCAATCGGCGGCGTCACGGCGCGGGCGTCGCCGGTGAACACCGGGGCGTTGAGGGCGGCGCGCGACGTGTCGGTCGGATGCCTGTGGTCGCCGCGCGCATAAAGCGCCGACGTCCCGGCGGCGGCGGTGCCGTCCACCAGGGGCACGGCGTTGCTCGGCGAGGCGCCGGGTATGTCGGCGATGGCGGCCTGTACAAAGGCGGTGGTGGCGACACTGGTGTCGTTGTCGCCGGCCGTCGGCGTCGGCGCGGTGACGCCGCCGCTGGCGGACAGATTTATCGGCCCGGTGCCGAGTTGGGCGATATCCAGCGAGCCATTGGCGCCGGGATTGCGGATGATGCGGGCGCTGCGATCGACGGCGTCCTGCGCGTGCAAGTCGATATAGGCGGCCCGGTTACCCGCCAGGCCCTGGCCCAGTTCGAAACTGGCGACCGACGTCAGCAGGTCCTGCTTGTTGGCATAGGCGCCGGCGACAAACGCCGTGGTGGCGAGCTGCCTGGTGTTGGTGCCGTTGGCTGCCGTCGGCGCCGTCGGTACGTTGGTAAAGTCGGGGGATGAGATATTGGCCTTGAGCGCGATGCTGGCGTCCTGGTCGTCGTTCCATTCCTCGATGGCTGTCATCCGCGTCTCGGCGGCCGTCATATCGGAATCTTTGGCATAGTAGGCGCCATGCTGGCCGTCGAGCAGATCGGCGTCGAGCAGGCTGCCGGCGCCGTCGACATTCTTGACCTTGGCGAGCACGTCGAGGTCTTCGTAATCGGTGACGTTGACCTTTGTCGCCAGGGCGGTGACCAGGTCGGGCGAAGTGAGAAACGTATCCCACTGCGCCGGGTTGAAGGGTGCGGCGGCGACCGCCACCTTGGCCTGGTATACCTTACTGGCCTGGACGACGAAGTCGCCGACGACGTAGTCGGTGGCGGGGGAGAAAAACCGGATGGCGACGAGGTCCTGGGCGGCGCCGGACGGGTTGACGACGCCGACCTGCAGATCGGCAAAATTGACGTAAAGTTCGCCCGTCTGGCGGCCAGTCGGCCGCTGTTTCTTGACGGATGATCGTATGGTTTGAACTCGGCTCGTCATCGGCTCATTTGGCCTTTCTCGACCGCATATGCGGTCAGTGAGCGGTTACTGATTCCAGCGCCGCGAGGCGGGCTTTCAGGTCGTCGATATCGTCAAGTGCCTTGGCAAGCGCGGCCCACAGATACGGCGTGCGCTTCGACAGGTCCATGCCCCACGGCTGGTATCCAGGCTCACCCGGCAGCGGCTCGGTCTTGATGCCGCGGATCTCGGGATTGTCAGGGTCGTCGGCCTCCGGCACCCAGGGCGGTGGCGGCGTGGCGAGGTCAGGGCTGAGTGCATGGGATGTCTGCGCGCCCCAGCCGACAGCATGTTCGCCCGACGCGTTCCAATCGAACTCGCGCGCCGGGTCGGCACGGATCAGGTCGATCGCCCGCTGCCCATCGAGCGGGCCGGTGAAGGTCTTGAGGTTCTCGTCGGAGGTGGTGTTGTAGGCGACTGTGGTGGCGTTGGTCGCCTTGATGCTGCCGATCTCGGTCGAGGTCACCGTCGCATTGTTGCAGAACGACACAAACTGCGTCGCGGCAGTACCGGGATTCTTGAAGTAGGCGACGTTGTTCTCGTTGAAGACAACACCAGCCGTGGCGTTCGACGGCACCGCCGAGGCGCAGCGGGCAATCAGGTTACCGCCGGCACGCATGTAGGCACCGGCCGCGACCTGTGAAATGTTGCCAGCAGTGGCGGCGAGGCCGCTGGCGGCAGTGACTATGCCGCCGACCGTCATGTCGCCATTGGCGTCGATCACCGTCTGGTTGGTTGCCGAGTTGTAGGCGACCGGGCGCAGGACGACGCTGCCGCTGCCACCTGCGGCGGTGCCGAGATAGACAGCAGTCGTGCTGCCGACGTAGTTGCCACCTGTTGGAGACGTGAACCCGTTGGTCGCGGTCAGCCAGCTTGTGCATGTCGAACTGGGGAAGGTGATCGCGCCGGAAAAGGTGACGTCGCCGCTGGCCCAGAAGCGGGTCTGGTTGGTCGAGTTGCCGTTGGGCCGCATGTAGATATTGCCGACGCCAGTGGTCTGCAGGGTCATGGTGGCTGTCGTAGAGAAGAAATCCTGCGATGAAGCAACCGAACCGCCGAAGGTGGCGATACCATCTCGGGTCACCTTCATCGCCATCTTGGCGTAGGGTGCGGCACCGTTGCCATACGACACGATGCCGAAGCAGTCGGTGGCGTCATTGTCGCGCAGGCCGATGGTGATATTGCCGCTCGCATTGCCTTCAATGAAGGCGCCCCCGGCGGTGGATGTGCCGAGCAGCGTGTCGATCGGGTCGCCCAACCACTGACCGAGCACCAAGGCATTGGGACCGCCAAGCGTCATCGTGCCGCTAAAAGCGGGATCGGCCTTCGTCGGCGACAGCGCATCTTGAGCATCGACATAGGTCTTGTTGGCCGCATGGGTGCCTGATGTCGGCGCACCGGGAACGATCAACACGCCGGTCGATGGCGTGTAGGTCATCTGGCTGCCGGCACCCGTCTCGTCCCGGAAAGAATGCAGCGAGGCATCGTAGTAATTGCGATTGGCAAACGAAGCGTGGGCTTCGCCGAACATCTGGATCTTGCCACCGAGGCCAACTGCGGAACCACCATGTAGTCGTACCGAGCCGTTCGTGCCTGAAGCAATGACAGTTGGCGGTAGCGTCACCGTGCCGGTGAAGATCGGGCTGGCCTTTGGTGCCAGCAGGCCGAGTGCAGTGTCGAGGCCGGTGACATCGGCGGTGACGTGGCTGTGAACCGTCGGTGCCTTCCCGGCCAGCGCAGTGTCCAGCCCGGTCACCTGCGCCGTTGTGTGGGTATGGCTGACGGGGGCGCGGCTGGTGTCGGTCGGGTGGACGTGGTCGCCCCTCGAATAGAGCGCCGAAGATCCAGCCGCGGCGGTGCCGTCCATGCCCGGCGCCGTGTTCGACGGCGACACGCCGCCGACGACGCTGACGGCGTTGGCGACAAACGCCGTGGTCGCCAGCTTGGTGCTGCTGTCGCCGGCCGTCGGCGTCGTCGCCGTCGTCGGCGTGCCGGTGAAGGCCGGGCTGGCGATCGGCGCTTTCGCCGCCAGGTCGGCGACCAGGCTGGTGACATCACTTTGCGGGTGGCTATGGGCGGCCGGCGCGAATGTCGCCGGGATCCCGGTGAGCGACGAATAGCTATGCGTGTGGCTGGCCGCCGCCTTGCCGTCCAAGGCCGTCTGCAGCCCGGTGACGTCGGCGATCACGTGGCCGTGTGTGGCGGCGGCGAAGCCGGTCGAATTGATGCCGTCGAGAAAATCCGCGTCGAGGCCGCTGCCGGCGCCGTCCACCGTCTTGATGGCGTTGAGCAAATCCAGCGGCGTCTGGTTGGCGGCGAGCGCCCACGTCTCATTCTTGCGGCCGTATAGCTTGCCGTCGATCGGCGCCTCCGGCACGCCGCCCGGCGTCAGCCACGCCGACACATACTCGTCGCCCGGCGTGGTGACCGTGACCGCCCTGCCCGGTACCGTCGGGTCGTCGGTCGGGACGTGCAACGCATTGCGAAACGCCTGTGTGCCGGTCATGCGCCACTGCCTTCAAACCAGGTGAGGAAAATAACCGAATCGGCCGGGTAGGCCGCCGCAAAAGTAATGCTGGCGCCGCTGGCGGTAAAATCCGCGCCTGGCTCCTGCATGACGCCGTCGACCGAGACGACCAGCTCCTCGCTCTTGGCGACGTACACCGTCTTGCCGGCGGCCTTGGTTTCCAGCGCGAACGTCACCTTGACGCCGTCCGGGACAAGCCGCTTGAGGCTCCACGAACTGACCTTGCCGCCGACCATTGCCTCGGCGCTCGCCAAGATATCGACCTGCAGGATGCCGCCGCCGGTCAGCGGCCGCTTAAACGTCACGACCGACGTCGCCTCGTCGACCGTGAAGTCGCCGATGCCGCCGCTGCCGACCCTGACCAGGCGGACGCCGTTGAGGTGCACATCCAGCCCCTCCGGCGTGACCGGGTCGATCGTCCATATCTCGGTGTTCAAATCCGGACTTGTGAGCGCCTGGCTGAGCTGGCCGGCAGTCGTATTGTACAGCAATGTCGACATGGCGCTGCGCTGCGGCGCCCACAAGCTTTCCCAGCCGCTGCCCGTCCACACGTACATCTGGCCGTTGTCGGTATCATAATAAATCGCGCCCTCCTGGATTTCGCCGCCCTCCAGATTGGTCAGCGGCGGGTCCGGCCAGGCGCCGAGATACATATCCGTCAGCCGGCCAAAAGCATTATCGGCGCGGTTGGCCCACCACCTGGCCGACCAATGCTCGCCACTGATGCCCATCCACGCCAGCGTATTCGGCGGGATGGTATCCGGCATGTATTCGGCCCAGTCCTGGCTGACTTCCGCCCACAACAGCGCGTTGTTGTTGGCCTCGTCGGCGCGGTTGGCGGCGTTCAACTCGTCGAAGGAGAGTTTCTCGGCCTTGGCCAGCGTCTCGCGGGCGATCGTCAGCAGGCGGTCGGTCTCGGCCAGCGCCGCGACCTGGGCCGGCTGCAGCCGGTCGGCCAGGATGCCGGCCTGCGCCTGCAATTGCTCGGCGCGGATCAGCGCGGCGTCGGCCTGGTCGCGGGCGGTGGCCGCCAGTTTGGCGGCGCGGTCGACCGTGTCAATCTGCGCGCGCATGCGCTGCAGCACCGTAAACTCGACCGATTCTGCGAGGTGCGGCACCATCGTCTTATTGTCGATGGCGCCGGGCGCGATCTTGCCCTCGTCGGTGATGGCGCTGCGGACGCGGTCGTCCCACCTATCGATGCGATCGATGATTTCGTCGAACTGCGCGTCGATCATGTCGCCGGGGTGCGGCTCGCGCGGGTGGCTGCGGCTCCAATCGGCAAAGGAGAACACGCGGCGGATAATCTTGAGCAATTGCCCTCTCCGATCGCAGTGATGCATCCGTCTGGCGTGGCGGCAGGCAGATCACTAGCACAGGCGGGGCTGGAACGTCACGTCATCCTGGTGGTTCTTACCTTGCGGCAGCACGCCGCGGAGGAAACGACATGGCATATCCAGGACAAGGCGGCTCTTCGGGCGGCTCGGGTGGATCCGGCGGCTCGCAGGGCGGTTCGGGCGGCCAACAGGGCGGCCAGGGCGGCTCGGGCGGCAACAAGCCGGGTACCGGCGGGCAGTCTGGCGGCCAATCGGGCGGTCAGAGCAATCCGAAGCCCGGCCAGGGTTCCGGTCGCGACTGAATCTCGATCTAACGCCCTCCGTTATCGCGATTCAGCGTCGAGGGGGCGCCGATTTCCAAAATCGGCGCCCTTGTCCGGAGACATTCGGCTAAATTGACCTGCTCTTTCGCAATAGCGCGAGAATAGCGCGCGATGGCGCTGTTTCAACCGAAAAACCCCCGACAAGCGTAAGCGTTGACTTACGTTAGGGGGAGCTAACGTTTAAAAAAGTGGAAATTTTGTAACTGACGGTGGAACCGCCGGCGCCCTGCCCACGCGGGGGCGGGCCGGGGGGCGGATCGCGCCCATCGAAGGCGCCGCGCGGCCGAGCATACCCTTAGGCAGAGTAAGCTCTCTCACCCTAACCCTTTGAAATCGTTGATGTTTCTTCGTGCTCACCTACGCTGGTGCATCACTGGTGCATCACAAGGATGGAGGTCGATCGAGGCCGATTCGAGGCCGATCGGCGCCCCCTGCGCGAGGCGCGCGCCGCTAAAACATGCGTGTTGTCGGCATGGTCTGTCACCTAATGACGGATCCGCTGCCGTGTCCATTCCCTCTTCCACGTCTCAGGATCCATCTCGCGGTTATACCAAGCCTCGAACAACACGCCTCTCGCCTTCGGGCCGAGCACGTCGAGATCCTCCCGATGCGGTAGCCCACCAGGCCACGGTCCCGCGCCGAGCTTGCCAAGCGCAGCTGGCCTGGGTCGCCTCAGGCGAACGATCGGCTTGCCATACCTCTCCGCTTCAGCGCGCTCCGCTGCATGCCTGCCGCCGTGCATATGGCACAAGTGGGCGCCGCGCATGGCAGGGTTCTGGCACCGCTTGCCTGTCGTCCTGGCGATCGCCGTACACTTCGGAAGGGTCGCAAGGATGACGCGCCTTGCCGCCTTGAAAGCCTCAGACTGGACTGGGTTCTTCAGGCTGCCCCTCTGCAGGGGAAGGCGCCACTTCGGTCGATAGCCCACAGGTTCACCCTCCAATGCCGTGCGATACCACCCTTCAGGCCGTGCCAGCTACCCTCTGGGCCGAGGCCTGTTTCGTGACGGTAGTGACGGTAGTGACGGTACTTTACGTCTTTAGCGCTTCTAGAGAAATATTACCTGTAATATTAAAAGTTGTGAAGTACCGTCACTACCGTCACTTCCCAGCATTACCAAGGCTTTGAAGCCTCCGGCAGTACCGTCATCTACCGTCACGTACCGTCACTCGGAAAACTCGTTTTTAAGCCTTATCCCACTGTAATGCTTGCCTTTATTGTCCGCAAACCATTTCACGCCCGGCGCGGCGCGAAGCAACCTGGTCTTGAATCCGGCGGGCGTCGCCGGCCGGCCGACCTCGCTCGCATACGATTTCCACGCCATCAAAAGCGCGCCCGCATCGACGACCCACGGGGCCTGTTTTTGCTCCCCGGCCGGCCGGTTATCCACCTCGCAGCAATCATCGACAAACTGCTTCATCACGTCCTGCTCTTCGAAGTACTCGGCCGTCGCGGCGGCGACCGCCGGCGGTATCACCAGCCCGCCCGCCCCATTGAGGCATTCCACGGCGCCGTCGATGATCCAGCGCATGATCGCCGGCCCCTCGGCATTGACCAGCACGTCGTGATAGCGCGGCACCCGCTCGCTCTCGGGGATCATATAATCCAGATGCACCATCAGGAACCGGCGCACGATGCCCGGATCCACATCGCGCAGGTTCGGCATGTAATTACCGGTGATGGTCAGCGAGCATTGCACCCGTGACGTCGCGAAATTCTGGTGCATGAAGCGCGCCGATATCTCATCCTCGCCGGTCACCATCTTCAGCTTCGCCATGTCGAAAGTCGTATTATCTGGCGCTTCCACGGCGAACGCCATCGGCGCTGATATCGCCCGCGCCAGGCCGGCTGGGTGCTGCGCCGAACGCTGCTGCAGGAACGTGTCGATATCCACCCGGACACAATAGTCCCCCACCAGCCGGGCGATCGTATCGACAAGCGTGTTCTTGCCGTTGGCCCCAAGCCCGTAGATGAACACCAGCCGCTGGTACACCACCTCGGCGACCAGGCTGATGCCGAACCACAATTGCAGGAATTTCTGCAGCTTCTTGTCGCCGCGCGTGATCTTGTCCAGGAATTCCAGCCACAGCTTCGCCTTCGTACCCTTGGGATCGATCGGCCACCGCGTCACACGCGTGATCATATCCGTTGCCACCCCGGCCTTGAGCTTGCCGGTGCGCAGGTCGACAACACCATTCGGCGCCGCCACCAGGTATGGGTCCCTGTTCCAATGGTCGCGCGTCACCGCCAGGCGCGCATCGGTGCGCATGATCTTCTCGATGCTCGCCATCATCTTGGCGCTCAGCATCTGCCGCTTCTGCCCGATCTTCATCGTATCCCGGCGCCGCTCGACGATCTTGCCGAGAAACACCTTGACCATCGTATCGACGGCGACCTGGGCCAGTTTGCCGCCGGCCCAGATATTGCCGGTCCAATTGAACCAGCCCTTGTGGTCGAGGTCATATCGGAGATTGTGCACCGCGATTCCGGCGAGCGCGAAGGCGATGGTCTGTTCGAAAGTGTCGGACTGACCGAGTTGATTCAGCACCTGGTCGAGGATCTTGTCGGCTGCGGTCATTGCTCAAATGCCTCCATCATCTTGAGAATATCGGCGAGACTACCATCGTCGATGGTCTGCTGCGCATCGACCGGATGGTGCGATCGGCCAGTCTTGAAATCGTGCACGCAGACCCGATCGAAGCGCGAAATGCTGACATTGCAGCGCAGCGAACCCTCACTGAAGCGATCGCCGGTGAACGACCCCGTCACCTTGATCTGGCGCCCGTCCTTGACCCTGGCGGCGCGCGCCGCCGATTCGAGCGAAGCCAGGTCATAGTCCACGCCATCGCCGCGGAACACCATTTCGGGGGTGAGATCGAACACATGCTCGACCTTATGCTCGCCGCCGCGCGTGTACTCATCGAAATGCCAGCCGCGCTCCTTGAACAGCGCCTCGGCCGTGTTGACGATATGCAGCACGGCATCGAAGGTGATCACCGGTAAGCTATCCAGCCGCGCGTTGGCCGGCGACCGGCCATCCGGCCAGTCATACCAACTCAGCACCTCCCCAGTCTTGTCGTCAGTCTTATGCGGCCCGAAGGCGCCGAACTGCTTGCCGCCGCCGCCGCCGGCAAACACCTCGACCGCCGACCACTGCGGCTTGGCCACCGAAACATCCGGCGCCCACCGGCGCGTTGCGATTCGGTGAAACGCATCACCCGCGAAACGCAAAAAGAACGCCACCTTCGGCGCCTTGCCGATGCGGCGTAGCGCCCCTGGCGGGGCCATAGACGCGATTTCATCGGCGAGGCCAGCATCCAGCACATCGACATCGATAACGATCAGCGGAGGCGCCACACGCAGGCCTATGGCAGGCCACTTGCCAGACCGCGCCCACAACCGAACCTGGCGCTCGGTGACGGCCACGCTCGGCCAGCCCTTGAGCATGCAACGCTTGTCGAGATTGGGGATCGGAACGTAGCCGTTCGCAAACACTTGCGGAAACAGCCGTTGGACCTTATCACTTGGCCTGTGCATGAGCGGTTCCTTTGGCGAGGGTTGTGATTGTGCGTTTCAAATCGGCCGGGCGCGTTGACGGACGCGACCCGGCCTTTTGTGTTTAGGCGGCTACCCGATTAGAGTCGACAGCCAATCCGCCAGCTCCAGTTCACTTCTGACAACAACCACATTTGCCCCCGCCGCGCGGTACGCCGCATGCAGCTCGACCTGGTGTTTCGACAGCTTTCCGCCTCGCGGCCGCTTGGTCTCGATCAGATATGTCACGCCGTTCAGCACGGCGATGCGATCGAAGAAGCCGCGCCGCGAAAGTGACGTCACCTTGTCGATCACACCGCCGCGTGCCAGGATGGCTTTGACAACCGCATTCTCGATAACTGATTCCCTGGGGCCAACCAAATGTCATCTCCTTCTCGCCATTCCAGCGTCGTCGGCGGCTCGACCGCCGCGCGCGTCATCAATTGCCAAGGTAGCGTCGCCATCCTTCAATCGCTACCGAAACAAATCAACACGACGTCCGAATATGCCGAGGAAGGCACCGACCTCCATACGTTGATATCGGCAATGATCGACAGCGACGGCGCCACATTTCCGGTTCCCGGCGAAACGGTGATCGGCACCACGCTGATCACCCAGGAGCTGATGCACGACTGCGTCCAGCCGTGCTGGGAATACTGGCTCGACCTGCGCGCGCCGCTCGACGAGGTGGCGACCGAGGTCGAGGCGCCGTTCCCCGGCATCCCCGGCGCCTTCGGCACTTGTGACCTGTCCGGCCGATCGGAAAAGCTCAACACCACCTGGCTGACGGACTGGAAGATGGGTGCCGGCGTCGGCGTTTCCGCCTCTTACCCCGACCCCGACGACGACCGCTACATCATCATCAACGAGCAACTTCTGTTCTACGCCTGCTGCCTGCGGGCGCTGTTCCCGGACTGGTTTCCGGCCGATGTGAAAATCGTGCTGACCATCGTCCAGCCGCGGCATCAGGACCCGGCGCAGCGTACCAGTACGGTCGAGGTCGAGAATGCCGACCTCGACGCCTTCGAAGCCGACCTGCAACAGGCCGTGAAGACCGCGCAGCAGCCGAAGGCGCCGATGAAGATCGGGCCGTGGTGCCGCTTCGCCGCCTGCAAGCCGGTATGCCCGCTGCACGACGCGCCGCTGCTCGACCTCGCGGCGATCGAGGTGCTGCCGGAAGCCGGCGCGGCGGAGCACGCCGCCGCCCTGGCGCGGGTCATGGACCTGGCCCCCTTGGCCGAGGCGATCATCGCCGAGGCGCGCAAGCAGGCGATCGAGATGCTGGAGGCCGGCAAGCCGGTGCCGGGCTGGAAATTGGTCGCCAAGCGCGGCGTCCGCAAGTGGAACCAGGACGACACCACGACGATGAAATTGCTGCGCAAGCAATACAAACTGCTCAAGCACCAAATCTACGAGGCGCCGCCACTGAAGTCGCCGGCGCAGGTCGAGAAGGTGCTGCCTAAGGGCGTCACCATCCCCAGCGAACTGGCTGCGGTGGTCTCGTCCGGCTCGACGCTGGCGCCCGACTCTGACAAGCGGCCGGCCGTTTCGGGTCGGCATGAGAATTTAGCGGACTTATTGCGCTTATCGCTTGCCAACGGCGATAACCAAGCCTAGCAATGACCTGTCGCCTTCAAGGCGAAGAGCAAGCGAAACCGAAGAGGAAGCGTCCATGGCCAAGAAGCCAACCAACGGGACAACTACGCAATCAACCGACATACTGCCCTGGGAAGACCCAGGCGCCAACGCCGTCGCCACCGAAGCCGATAACCAGATGGTCGCCGAGATGCTGGCGGGGTTCAAGAACCTCGAAGGCATCAGGTCCGCCGGCGGCCTGCCGTTTCTCGGCCTCGACAAGGGCGGCAACTGGAAATACGGCCAGGACGCCACCGAGCCGGAACCTGGCGCCTATTGGGCCGTGGACACAAAGACCGCCCAGCACGGCTGGATCGCCTGGGTCGACGGCAAGGTTGCCGGCGAGCGCATGGTGTCGATCGGCGAGGAGCGCCACGCCCGCACTTCGCTCGATGCCGGCCTACCCTGGCAGGACCAGGTCGGGGTCGAGCTGGTCTGCGTGTCGGGCGAGGACAAGGGCACCAAGGTGCTGTTCAAGCACTCCAGCGTCGGCGGCGTGAAGGCTTTCATGAGCTGGAAGGATGCCGCCAAGCGGGCCATTCCGAACGACCCGGCCAAGCCGATCGCCATCGTCCAGCTCGAAACGACGTCCTACACCAACAAATACGGCAAGATCACCAACCCGGTCCTGAAGATCTGCGGCTGGGCTTCGCAGGCTATCCTCCAGGGCCAAGCGACGCCGGACGACGTCAAGCCGGCGGCGCAGCGCGCACCGAGGCCGGAGCCGGAAGTCGCGGCCGCGGGGAACCGTCGCCGCCGCGTCGGGGGCTGACCGCGATGAGTGTCGCCAAGCGCATGATCGAGCATTCGTGGCTGGTCGACAACATCGACACGCTTCTCGGCGAGGGTGACCTCGACGAAGAAGAGGACGCTGAGCTTATCGCAGCGTTCAAAACCTATCCCTGGGACCGGACGCCGGCGCAGGATGCAATTGTCGAGGACAAGATCGCTTGGGTGTACGAGCGGGTCGACGTCGCGGAGAACGGCTCTTACGGGCCTGACTGACAGGAGGGGGCCTCGTTCGGCGGGGTCCCTTTTCATAATCATGAACGTGTACTTTGATTTCGAGTCGAAATCCGGCGCCGAGGCGCCGGACCTCCGCAAGTGCGGAGCCTATCGCTATGCCAATCACGCCACGGCGCTGATCCTGTCCTACGCGATCGACGACGGGCCGGTGCGGGTTGTCCACAACAATGGCGCGCCTCTGTGCTGGGCCGACCTCCCCGAATTGCACGACATTTTCGACGCGGCGACGTTCATTGCCTGGAATGCCGGCTTCGACCGCGCCATCTGGAACTACGCGCTGCTGGATTCGCCCTTCCTCGCCCCAGAGAAGGCCCGTGACGCGATGGCGGCCGCCCTGGCGAACAATCTACCGCCCGACCTCGAACGCGCTTCCACGACGCTTACAGGCAGCGGCAAGATGAAGGACGGCAAGCGGCTGATCGGCCGATTCTGCGCGCACGACTCGGCGCCGATCGAAACTGACGAAGACCGCGAGGATTGGATCAAGTTCGTCACCTACGCCGCAATCGACACGAAGCGGCTGCGCGACAATTGGAAGCGCCTGCGGCCGCTGCCGGATGAGGAGTGGGCCGTCTACGTCGCCAACGAAGCTGTGAATGACCTGGGGATACCGATCGACCTGGTCTATGTCGAGAAGGCCGCGGCGCTCGCCGCCCAGGACCTCGGCCGCACCAATGCCCGGCTCGCGGAGATCACCGGCGGGGATGTCATCTCGGTCTACGAGCATGCGCGCATCGCCAGCTGGGTCTACAACCGCCTCGACGACCCCGAAGCCCGCGAGATCCTGGTGACCTACACCGCCGATGCGGAAACCGAGGAATTCGAAGGCGAGGCGGAAGAGGCCCCCAAACAGACGACCGTGCTGTCGTGCCGGCGCACCAATGTCGTCCGGCTGCTGGACTATCTGCAAAGCAAGGGCGGCGCCGACCCGGCCTTGATCGAAGTGCTGCAGCTGCGCGAATTCGGTGCCGGTTCCGCCCCGAAAAAGTTCAAGGCGATCCTCGACCAGCACATTGGCGGCCGGCTTTACGGTCAGTTTCTGTTCAACGGCGCGCATTCCGGAAGATTCAGCGGCAAAGGCGTCCAGCCGCAGAATCTCACACGCTCGATCCTCGGCGAAAGCAAGGACGACGATTACGGAAAGTTCGAGGCGCCGACCGTGGACCTGATTGCTGACGGCTGCGACCTGGAAACGCTCGCCGCGCACGGGCTGGGTGAGCCGCCCGCGAAGAAGCTGGCCCTGGTGGTTCGGCCCGCGGTGATGGCGCCGATCGGCCGGACGCTGGTCAAGGCGGACTATTCGCAGATCGAGGCGCGGGTGTTGCCGTTCCTCACCGGCGGCACGATCGACAGCATGCCGCTATTGGCGGCATTCCAGCGATCGGACACCGACCCGACCGCCCCCGACCTCTACCGTGTCACTGCCGCAGCCATGCTGCACAAGCGGGCGGAAGACATCGGCACGGCCGAGCGCCAACGAGGGAAAGTCGCGATCCTGGCGTGCGGGTTCCAGGGCGGAAAGAACGCGCTGATGTCGATGGCGACCAATTACGGCATGTATCTGTCGCCGGCCGAGGCGCAAATCATCGTCGACCAGTGGCGCGCGGCGAACCTTTGGGCCGATAAACTGTGGGGCAAGCACAGCAAGGACGTATCCTACGGCCTCTATGGCGCCGCCTGCCGCGCCGTGCAGGCGCCAGGCTCGGGACAACGGGCCGGCAGGATCCTGTTCACTTTCGCCAAGAACTATCTCGGCGGCTCGCTGCTGATGATGCTGCCGAGCGGCCGTATCATGACCTACCCCTGGTGCAAGTTCCGTGATTACGAGATCAAGGACAAGGTCACCAAAGCCGTGGTCGATGTCCGCCACGGCCTGACCTTCCGGCGCACGTCCGGCATTGTCGCGCTCTATGGCGGCCGCTTCGCCGAGAACGCCACCCAGGCGGCTGCCGCCGACCTGCTGCGCGATTCCATCGTCGAGGCGCGGAGCCAAGGCCTGCCATTGGTCATGCACGCCCATGATGAGCTTGTTATTGAGCCGGAAGAATCGGAGGCGGAGGAAATGACCGCGCGGCTCGAATCCATCATGAAGCGCGAACGTCCGTGGACGGCTGGCCTGCCGCTCGCCGTCGACCTCACCGAGCGGTTCTACTATTCCGCCTGCAAAGTCCCGAAGAAGCGATTGGCGTTGCCATCCCAGGCTGTTAGCTTTGCTAAACAGCCTGGAGAAAACCATGTCGTCGCGACGCAAGCTTAAGCCTTTCACTGCAACGCATCTTAACGGCGCCGGCTACGCCATGATCATGCGCGAACTCGGCTACGACCACGCCCGCATTGCCGCCGCCCTGGGGGTCACCCGGTGGACGTCGATCGCCTGGAAGATGGGCCGCCGCAACATCTCGCCGCTGGCCGAGAAAGCCATCCACGGCCTGCTCCTGGCCCGCTATGCCGGCGACCTGGCGCAGGCCGAGGTCGAGCGCGTAATAAATCGCGCCAAACAGCGCGGCAGGGCTTGATTAGTGGACATAGGTCCACTACCTAGTTTGTTGTGCAAGGGAGAGTACAGAGCCGAAATCAAGGGAAAGCAGGCGCGCCCCCGAGGCGGACGAAAGAAAGTAGCGAGCGATTCCCGAAGGCTTCACGCCGTTAGTAGGGACGGGTTACCCGGTAGCGAAACGAGTAGTCGGGATCACGGTGGAATTAAAAGGCGGGCGAGTAAAGCCACCCTACCGACACTTTAGCTGGGTGGTATCGCCGACGAACTGCTGAACGAATTGGCTACGCAGCCACTCTCTTGCACACCGAATTTAAGGGAACAGGATCCTCAAAATGACCTACGACGACAACGACGCCGCCATCGACGCCTGGAACAACGGCGCCATCGACGGCATCCGCGGCAACGCTCAAGCCAGCGACGATCGTGATTACCTGCACGGCTACATTCACGGCGCCGAACAGCGCAAGGTCCGCCCGGTCATGCCGGTGCGGCCCGAGGGCTACTACCACAGCGCCCCCGAGGTGCTAGGATGACCACATCCGTAGGGGATAGGGGATGCTAAAGCTCACCCAGCTACCCTCGTCCCCGACAAGCGCAGCCGGACAGACTGCGTTTCCCCTGCGGACAAAGCCCACGGAGTGGCTAGCATGGTAAAGCTCGACCCACCCGATACCATGCCCGCCGCCGAACACGCCGCGCTCGACGTCGCGCTGCAGGCAGTCAAGGCGATCGCCGACCTGTACGGAATCTGCCCGGTCTGCCTGACCTACGCCGTCGCCGACACCGTCGAGAAGGCGGTCGCCGAGGGCGTCATCCACCATGATGGCGAAGACGACGACTCGGTCGCCCCCACTCACGACGCGCCGCGGGCCAGGCAGTGACCCAGATGACCCCCAAGACCCTCGCCATCGCCCTGGCCCTCGCCCTGCTGCTTTGGTTCGGCATCGGCGCGGTTCTCATCTTCTACATCTAAGATTTGACTAGCGCACATAGGTCCACTATATAGGTCGGACCGGGGCGGGGCAGCCCAAGGCGCAGCCAGGGGGAGTTCTGGCCGGGCCATTGAAGCCGCGCGCTACGAGCCTCGCCCCGGTGCCGAAACAGGAAACCTCTGAAATGAAACGCGTACAGATACCCGCCTACACCGACCGCTGGATGATGGGCGACCGCTTCGGCGAGATCGTCAAGATCACCTGGGCGAGCAAGGCAAAGTCCGCCGGACTTCGTGCCGCGATCCTCTCCGAGGTACGCAGCACCGACGCCGAGATCGCCCACGTCAAGCTCGACAAGAGCGGCAAGACCGTGCGCGTCGTCCTCGCCGACTGCGAGGCGGCGTGATGCGCCTCGCACCGATAGCTGACCATGTCGCCAAGCACCTTCCGGATTGCCGAAAGGAAGATGCCTGGGAGGACAGGCTAAACGATCATATCGACATCGCCAGCGGTGGCGAACTCGACTGGCATCAAACTGGCCTAGTCATCGACATGGTCATCGCCCGCTGGAACAAAGCAAAGGCGGTGGCGTGATGGCGTGGAAACCGCGTGTAAAAACGCTCGGCGACCCGAATACCTGGTCGACCAATGCGCTGGTGTTCGCCACCAAGGAAGAGGCCGAAGCCAGCGCGCGAGAACTGTTCTCGCGCTGGTTCGCCTGCATCGACCACGGCGCCGTCGAGGTCGATGCCGAGGCCACGCACGCCTTCGCCGACGGCGAGAACAAGCCGATCGCCAAGGTGGTGCCATGATCCGCTTCACCATCTTCCGGCCCGACGCCGAGCAACTGCTCGGCTACCTGCCGAGCTTCCTAGATGAGCAGGACGAGCGGCCGATCGCCGAGCAGCTGGACAGCCACTACCAGCACGGCGGTGGCTGGCGGCCGATGTCCGGTTGGCAATACGACGCCGATTCCGGCGTGATCGAGTATCCCGGCGACGAGCCGTTGGCGCCGATCGCCAGCACCGAGATCCGCGACGAGACCATGCTCGTCTACGACTACGCCTGGGTGGTCATCGCCCAGAAGGATGGTTCCTTTCAAATTGCTCGGATGGATTAGATGGCCCAGCGCATCGAGTTTCGCTTCGGCAAGAACAGCTCTTTCGAATGCGACGTCGAGCAACTGGACGGACCACTCACCATGACGCTTCGACCTGACGGTCCCGGTCTTTACGGTCCGTGGGCGAAGATCAACACCGTGAACGGCGGAACCCGCTGGATCAACACAGCCCGCTGCACGCAGATCATCCTCGGCCTGCCCGACAAAGAGGCGACATGACCCTACCGAGCAAGAACGCCTACCTGTCGCGCGCCGCCCGGCGCGCCGCAAAGTGGGACAAGACCCAGGCTGAGGAGCCGCCGAGGCTCAAGACCTACGACATCGTCGTCAACGGCGCCCAGCTGGCGAAATACCGGAAGAGAATCACGCTGGCGAAAGTCAGCATCCAGCAGAATGGACTTATGGACACGAAGTCCGGCGACACGGAAATTTTTTCGGAGGATAACGACCATGATTGAGCGAAAACACTGGCCCGAATCCATCACCGACGAGCGGCTGCTCGCCGCCGCCGAACAACGCATGTTCGGTTTAGACTCGACCGGATTCTGCATCGCGTGTGGCAATGAGCAGGGCGGCTGCGAACCCGATGCGAGGCGCTATCGCTGCGAAGCCTGCGACACTCGCCAGGTCTATGGGGCAGAAGAGCTGCTCATGGTGTCGATGTGACCCGCGACGAGGCACAGCCCTGGATCCGCCAAGCCGAGCGCGAGAAGTTCGAAGCGCACAAGCGTGAACTCAAGGAGACGTCAGACCGCCGCGCCGACGAGTGGTACAACAGCCGGATGCGGCAGCAGCGCGAAGAGCGGCGCGTATTGCAGCACCATTTTATCGGCGGCTGCTTCCTGATCACGCTGTTCGGCATCCTGCCGGCGTACTGCTACCTGCTCAAGACATGGTGGCTAGCATGAGCGACGAACCTGAAAACAAACTGCCGTTCGACATCGACGAAAAGCTGTGGGCCGCAATGCAGAAGAACGCTGCCGCGCACCAGGTCGAGTACCGCAAGATCAAGAAGTCGGTCAGCGACAGATATGAAAAGTTCGACAAGGCGCGACTCAAACTGACCGCTGCTTATGAAAAGGCGACGACGCCAAAGGCGCGGCTCAAGGCGCTGGCGAAGATCGTCCGCCAGCACGGCGAGTACACGCATCACGGCCTGATGGCGAGCTGGCAGACCGAAGCCGTCATCATATTTGCCAACCACATCGACGCCATCGCCGAGGATCTGTGATGCGTAAGAAATCCGAATTGCGCTCATACCAGACCCGCGTCGTCGATTTCCTTTACGAAAACACCGAAGCCTTCGCTGTGCTCAAGATCGGCGCCGGCAAGACCGTCAGCACGCTCACCGCGATCGACGACCTCATCGAAGCCGACGAGATCCGCCACGCTTTGGTGGTGGCGCCGAAGCGCGTCGCCAATCTGGTCTGGCCAGACGAGATCGATGGTTGGGAGCATCTGTGCGAACTGGAATATGACGTGCTTAATGGCACGCCCAGTCAACGTTTGGCACTGTTGAACAAGACCGATCACCGCGACATCACCCTCATCGGCATCGACAATGTCCAATGGCTGCTCGACACCATCAAGGATTGGCCGGCCGATCACCCGATCTACGACTGCCTGGTGATCGACGAGACGTCGAAGCTGAAGAACCCGACGAGCAAACGCGCCAAGATCCTGGCGAAGTTCGCGGGTCGATTCAAGAATCGATGGGGCCTGACCGGAACGCCGCGGCCGAATTCGCTGCTGGACCTGTTCACCCAGGTCAAGGTGATCACCAACGGCCGGCTGTGGGGGAAGTCATTCTACAAATGGCGGGCCGACAATTTCTATCCCGACCCTCGCGACTACTCCGGCTACAAGTGGATCGAAAACCCGGCGCGCGTTCCGCAACTGCTCGCCGACGTCGCAACGGTTTCGATCGCCCTCGGCGAGGGCGAGATGCCGGACCTGCCGGAGCTGTCGATCATCTATGACGAGGTCACCCTGCCGGCCGACGCCAGGGCGGCGTATGACGACATGGAAGCCAAACTGCTCGCCGACCTGCCGGAAACCTCCATCATCGCGCTGTCGTCGGCGGTGGCGACCGGCAAGCTGGCGCAGATGGCCAATGGTTTCGTATACGACGCCGATGGCGTCGCCGGCACCCACGCCCTGCATCAGGAGAAAGAATCCTGGCTGGCCGATATGATCGAGCAACTCGACGGCGAGCCGCTGCTGGTCATCTACCAATATCAGGAAGACCTGGCGATGATCCGCCGCATCTGCGGAACGGACGTCCCCTATCTCGGGTCAGGTGTCAGCGACGTCCAGGCGGCCCGCCACATCGATCTATGGAATCGCGGCGAGCTGCCGGTGTTCGCATTACACCCGGCATCCGGCGGTCACGGTTTGAACCTGCAGCACGGAGGCTCACGCATGGCCTGGATCGCGCCGACGTGGTCGCCGGAGCAGTGGGACCAGACGGTCGGCCGCCTGCACAGGCCGGGCCAGACAGCGCATGTCATGCTGCATGTTTGCATCGCGGCCAACACCGTCGACGACCTCAAGCGGCTTCGCGTGTTTTCGAAGCTCGGCGAGCAGGCCGCTTTCGAGCGCTACTTGGCTTCACGTAGCCAGGCCGGTCGGCCTTCCGCTGCAGCTGCCTGATGTCGACCTGTCCCTCGGAGAAATCAACGATCTTGAGCGCGGTTCTGAGGCTCACATCCACCTCGCCGTTGCGGATGCGGCCGAAATATCCGCGGGTGATGCCGATGCCGTCGGCGACATCCTGGTCGATCAAGTTGAGCGACGACATCCACTTTTCGAGATCCATTAGGAACTCCGTTCGGTTTGAATTCATAGGGGAAGTAAGATGGACTTAAACACTAGTCAAGTTCCAGCGAAGCGGCGGGCGCAGATCCGGGTCTCGGCGCTCCCCCGCAACGAGCATGACCGCTACTTCACCCCGTCGAAGCTGACTGACGCCCTCGCCAGGCACGTGCCCGCCGGCACACTGTTCTATGAGCCGTGCGTCGGTGACGGCAGCTTGATCAACCACCTGGCCGTCCACGAAATTCACTGCATCGGCGCCAGCGACATCGCGCCTTTGAAAGGCTTCAACCAACGGAACCTGTTCGATGTCCGCGAGACTCATATCGTCAGCGTCGACTGTTTCATAACCAATCCGCCCTATGGCGATCCCGGCAACCCGCGATCGCGCAAGCAGATGCGGGCGATGATCGCCCACATGCTGGCGCTGCGGCCGACCTGGGTGCTGCTGCATTTGGACTTCGCCGCCAACGTCAGCTCGCGGCCGCTGATGCGGCAGTGCTCCGACATCGTCAGCGTCGGCCGCTGGCGCGACCCAGGCACCAAGTCGGGCGGCTATTTCAATTTCGCCTGGTTCCGCTTTCAGCGCGAGCCGCCGGCTCTCACTGTCTTTCACGCGGGGTGATGGAAATGAACGAAGACGCGCGAGACGCCAAACAATCCTCGATGGCGCAGGTCGACGATGCCGCGAACCCGATATGGAAGGAGGCCGCGTACGACGCGGTGGTGAGCGTCGCCAGTGAGCAGCCGACGCTGAACGCCGACCATGTCCTGGCTAGGATCCCCGATAACATTCGCACCCATGAGTTGCGTGCGCTCGGCCCGATCATGCGGCGCGCCGCCCGTGACAACATCATCATCAAATCGCTGCGGCCGTGGGTGTTCAGCGCGCGCCGCAGTCGCCACGCGGCGCCGCTACAGGTGTGGGACAGCCTGATCTACACGCCGAAGGGGGGAGAGACGCCGTGAGTGACGAACTCAAGGCCGAGATCGCGGAACTCAAGCACCGCCTTGATATAGCAGCGGAGGAAAGACACGCGAGGCTCGGCCAACTGGAACGGCTTCGCGAAGCCAAGGACACATTCTTCCGAAACGCCGAAGCTTGGGAAGCCAAGTACGACGAAGCCAAGGCCGAGCTAGAAGAGTGGCGGCGCGACTACGACCGAGGCACGCGGATGAGCGATTTGAGTGCCGAAGTTCGCAGCGAGATCAACCACTGGCGGGAGCGCGCCGAGATTGCAGAGGCCGAAATAGCGCGGCTGCACCAAGCCTATCGGGATGAGGCGCAGTTGCGTGTCGCCCTCAAGCTCGACACAGGAGAGTGACATGACAGATGTGTCGATGCTTGTCGCGGAGTGGGAGGCCGAGATCGCTGGGCTGCGTGCATCATGGGAACAGGCTGTAGCCGAGCGCGACGCAGCCAAGGCCGAAATCACGCGGCTGCGGAAGGCGCTTAAGGAATACGTCAGGGTAACCACGCCTCTGCTAGGCGACACCAAAGCCTTGGCCGCTGCTGTCAACGCCCTCAAGCCAGACACGGGAGAGTGACCATGATGGACACTGGCGAAGATGCCTATATCGACAGTCTCTTGGGCGAGATTGGTAGTGACGAAATAACCCCTAACGATTTGCGAAAAGCCTTCCTTGCTGGGGCTAGCCAAGCCAACGCCGAAATAGCGCGGCTGACCCATGAGCGCGACGTATGGCAGGGCAAGGCAAAATACTACGGCAGCGAAGTGGGCAAAGCCGAGGCCGAGCTAACCCGCCTTGCAGCGGAGAACCAGAAATTTAAGGCGCTTATCGCCTCCGAAACAGCGTGGCTGCGTTCGCTACAGCCCGACACAGGAGAGCAGCCGTCCCCGCTGCAAGCGATTGCCGATATCCTCAAGCCGTTCACGTTCAAAGGCGTCGTCAAGCCCGACACAGGAGAGACGCCGTGACCCGCGATTTTGTCCGCGAACTCTCCGACGCCAAGGCCGAGAAGGAAGGCTGGTACGACATGTACATGGCGGCCAAGAATGAAACTGGTCAAGCCAAGGCCGAGATCGCGCGGCTGACGGCAGAGCGGGACGAGGTTCGCACTATTCTCGCAGGCACTGACATCAACAGCCTGCCATATGATTATCCAACGTCGCGCATGGCTCAAAGGCGTATGGACGACCGTGAGAAATTCATACGGATGCGGGAGGCGTTGCAACGCATTGCCGATGCCCCCGCTTGGGGTGCGCCACACAGGTGGGAAACAACGCCCTCCGAGGTGCGACAACTTGCTAGCGCCGCCCTCAAGCCCGACACAGGAGAGGGCACATGACGACAGCCACACAGTCGATCATCATGGGCGGGCTGCTGCCGGTCTTCGATGAGTACGAGATCAATCTCAGGGTCGAGTTGGCCACCCGCCTGACCGAGGAAAAAGTGCAACTCGATGGCACAGGCGTAGAGCGTATCCCTTGGTACTATTACGACCGGGCGCTGATCCTCTACCGGCAGGGACACCGCACCGACGACAGCGACTTGATCAGCAGAGGGCACAAGGCTGCGGTGATGTACCGCGACCAGCTTGGAGCCGGTGAGTACCCCATGAATTGGCAGTTCCCGCGCGGTCTAGCGATGCATCATGCGCTGACCGGCAGCGCCGAGACTTTGGAGTGCCTGAAGGCGATGACCGCCAACTGCTACGCGCCCTACTACCTCGACTACCTCGACGGTTCGCAGCCGGATCGCAATAATCCGAGGGGCACCGACAACCGCATCCAGGCGTATATCCTCACCCACTTCTGCGTCCTGCACGGCATGCGGGTGATCGACATCCCCAACCCCTATGGAGACCAGAGAACCTCCACCGAGATGGCAGTGTTTGTCTTGAACGCCATCCTTGCCAGTCAGGACGCCTACGGCAACTTCGCCGCACACATGAAACAGAAGAGCCCGTTCATGACTGGGCTGCTGCTCGATGCGCTGCTGCTCTACTACAATCTGGTCGAGACCGACTCCCGCATTCCCAGGGCAGTTGAAAGAAGTGCCGTTTTCATGTGGGACAACTACCGCCGGAATGATGCATTCATCTACGATCCCGGCACGATGGTTCCCGGCGATTACAATCGGTTCCCGGCGCCCGATCTCAACATGCTGATCTGTCCGGCAATGGCTTGGCTTGGCGGTCCCGGCGGCCTTGATCCTTGGGTCAGTCAGGGCGACACGATCTTCAAGGGCGGGGTCAGGTCCGGTGCCCATGCCGGTGACGCCAAGCACTTCAACCAGCAGTATTTCCTTGGACCGCAGTACATAGGTTGGCGGGTCAATTCATAATGGAAAAGTTGCTGGTAGGCCTGCCGATCTACCTGATCCTCGCAAGCCTGATCTACATGTTATTGGCTCTATGATGAGCCAAGGAGACGCTATGACCAAGCCCAAGAACCCGGACGAGATCAAGGACATCGCCATGCAGGCACTGCTCGACGTCG